GAATGTGACGGTGCCCACACGAATGTTCTGCAGCACCAGATCGCCCGCATCTGAACCAAAAACTGCAATCGGTGTGCCGTCAGGCTTCAGAATACGGAATTGATCCGAGAAGAAATTCCAGAACGCTTCGGTTGCCGTGATGTCGAGCGAAGCGCCACCATCGCGATAAGTGCCGCCCGATGTGGCCTTGCCGTAGATGCTGAAGCGGGCCAGCACGCCCGACGGGGCCGCTGTAGCCTCCCATTTGATCAGACCTCCCGCGCTGGCCTGACCAGCCACAGCCTCGACCGCCGTAAGATCCACAGATAGCGCCGTGACGACGCCGTCGAGATCGCTCACCTCCGCCTGGGTGACGCTGATCGCGTTGGCATTGCCTTCGATCTGACTGTTGGCGCTTGTCAGGCTCGCATTGATTTCCGTGATCTGGCCACCGATCGCCGCCACCTCCGAAGCCCGTGTAATGATCTCGCTCTTGACCGTCGCCTCGGCCGTGCCGACGCGGGTTTGCACCCGGCCCAGCGTCAACCGGTTCGATAGCCCCGCGCCCGAAACCGTATCGGCCAGATCCGTCACCAGCGCACGCAGGCTATTGTGATCGGCCCGCAAGCTCTCAAGCGTGCCGGCGACGTCCTCGCTGACACGGCCGAGCGTCACCACAATGTCGCTCGATGGCGCATCGAGAGTGGTTACTTCATCCCAATCAGTTGCCACCACCGGCCGCGGCGGATCGGTGATCAGGATATGGCGCACCTCGTAATCGGTGACAGAAACGACACCTTCGGTGAGGATCGCCACCGTGCGGTCACGGCTCACCGTTTTCTCGAATATGACGTCGGGCTGCGCCTTCGGCCGCCACTGCAGGATGACGCCCGAAACCGTCGGATCGGTGGGCGCCGACCAGGCCACGCGGATGATCGGATAGACGATGCTATCGCTTCCGGTGCCAATGGCTGCCGTGACAGTGAAGTCCTGCAACTCGCTTGCATAGAGCGGCGTTGCCGGACCCAGCGGCGTCGGGGGCACAGTAACGCCAACACTCTCATAAATGTCGCCGGAGCGTTCCTGGAGGGACAGTTGGACGTTGCGAGGCCCATCACTGAGATCCGCCTTCAACTGCATGTCGACAATCATATAGACCCGTGATCCGTAACGATCCGAATTCCACGTTATCCAGTCTCCGGGCTCGAGAACCTGCCATCGCGGACGCACCACGACCTCGGCCGTGGCTCCGAAGCGGTTCTCCGATAGATACAGCGCTGCTAGGCGCCCGGCTTGTTTTGCATCTCCGACAGCAGGAAAATTCAAAGCAACATCGCGAGACCGGCGGTCAGTCGTCACCAGGGTTTCGTCCCTTGCCGTCTGATAGCCTGTAGGATTGCCTTGGTTGGCCCGGTTCGGGAATGTGCCGGAGACCGAGTTGACAAGGTCGCCCATAGAGCGCCGAGGCTGGACGGATACCGGTTCGCCGGCCACAAGGTCCAAATCCGTGATGGTGGCAACCGTCTCCTGATCGGATCCAACGATGACGAAGACCTCACCAACGCCGTCGACAATCATGCCACCGCACGAGGCCATGATCGCTTCGACATTATCACCATGCTCGGCATTGCAATCGAGCCCGATCGAGCAACGGTAGCGCGGCGCACTCTCGACAGTCTCGTCACAGATATTCGCGGCCGACGTCCATCGCGCCAACGGCAAATCAGATTCCTGAACCTCCATCCCACAGAAGAGGTCGCCGTTGAACGCAATACCCCGGTGATAGGCGTAGGCCATCAGGATCGGGTTTTCGGTATATTCCCAAGTCGTTATATCATCCCAGCGATGATCTCCATCGCCTCCAACGGAGTCGTCCTTTCTCCAGTCGTAAAGCGGGGCACCCTCGAAAGCGAAAACGAACGCCGGTGGCTGCGTCAGAGCCTCACGGTCATACAGAAGCGTTGCGACGACATAAGCATTGCCGATGCCGATATGATCTTCGGTCCACCGCCCTTCGGGGTTGGAGTTGCCCTCAAGCCCTGGGTCCGCGGTGTCCTGCCATCCGTCATAGACTTTGAACCATATCCGGCCCGCGAACTCGCCGGAGTTGACGACAAAGCCCTTGGTGGCGTCCTCAGCGCCGAGCGTGACTTCTTCGCCATCAATAAAGACCGCGTCGAGTGACGTGATCGGAAAGTCCGAAAGCTGGAAGGCCTGCTGAAGGGTCTGGTTGGCAGGCCCGTAGGCGTTTGGATAAACGAGGTGACCCGCTACAAAACAGTAGCCGCACATTACCTTGCGCGACCCACCCTCGCCGATCTGCAATTCGAGATCTACGCCAGACGGAGGCGCCTGCTCGTCCTTCTTGCCAAGAGCCCCCTGGACGGCTGACATGGCCAGGTTCAGGCCGACGGTTAGCAGCGCCTTGCCGAAGAATCCCAGGCCGCCGACAGCAGCGCCTATGCCACTGAAAAAGGAGCCGGCAGCCGCGGCGGCTGCGCCGATGCCAGCAATGATAGACGAAATGAATGGCACGGATCAGGAGACCTTGAAGGCTCTAGTTAAGGCTGTGATCGGGAAATAATCGAGGCTGTATCCGCCGTCGTCGTAGAGGGTTTTCACCGCCACACCGATCGACGTCACAACGCCGCAGCTTTCTGTGTCCGCGCCATCGCTGCCGGGGCGCACTATCACTCCCAAATCGCCTCGACCGGCTGTCAGGCGCGGGCACTCAGGAAGATGCGCGGCCAAAGCCTGGCCGACGGTCTTGAACCCATGTTTCGCGAAGAGCTTGTAGCCCGCGACCTCGGTCTTGTAGCCACGAAGATGCGGGGCAAGATCCTCACCGGTCACGGCCTCATAAGCGTCCACGGCAAACATCCAGCAATCTGACACGCCCCATTCACCGGGGAGGTCGCGGTGGTGCTCCACCGCCAACCTCAGGCGCTTTTCCCAGCCTTTGATCCTCATGCTTTGCCCCACTTGACCTTGACCCGACCCGCGGATGCGGCGTGTTCATAGAATTTGTCGCCGGCGCTCCGACGCTGCTGATCGTCATTGCTTCTCACGCGACCGTTTGTGCGGCTGTAGTCGAGGGCCCGGCTCTCGCACTCCACCGTCATGAAGTAACCGTCGTCCTCTTCATGGCGGATCACGTTGATGTACCCGCGCATCATGGGTTCAGGATCGCCGATGATCGAACCTGTGTCGGGGTGCCTGTGCAGGTCGTAGATTGTCACCGGCCGATCGAGATAGTCGTAATTCTCGATATTGAGGAGCACTTCCGGGGTGACGCCGTTGTCAGGGCTTTCCGCAAGGCGCAAGGCAAAGCCTGCCGCTGCGGTGCCCGTGCCGAAACTGAGGTCAGATACCTCGATCAATCCACTCAGCATGGCCTTGTAGGTGACGCCGGCATAGTCGTAATCCGACGACTGGCGAATAAAGCCATAGGATCCTTCACCCAGGTCGAACCGGATCATGCCGGCAAATCGAACCCTGCCCTCATCGAGCAGATTGAGCAGCGCAGTTGCATAGGTACGCATCAGACGAGAACCTGCGCGCCTGCGAAAGCGATGGGGGACGCCGTAACGCCGCCCGCAATGCTGACTGACGATGTGTCGAGTTGAAACTTCGCCTTCGGCCGATAGAGCACAGCGGTTGCCGAAGTTGTGAACATCTCCTGCACAAGAGGCGTGACGGGGATTGCCGCAACACCGCTCCCGTTGACCGTCACGCTTTCAATGACACGGTAGAGTCCGTAAACACCGTCTTCCACGAGCCCGACCTTGTCGCCGTCGGTCAACTCAAAGTTCGCCGCCGCACCGGACACCGCAATGACGCCGGCTGTCGACAAGCTTGTCACCGTCGCTTCACCGTCCCACGACGCCGAGATAATCGCCGGAACACCATCCGGATAAGCGAGCGGCTGCGGCTGGGAGGCATCCCATGCGGTGAAGTGCTTCAGTCCACCGGAAAGTGTTTCGAGCCATGCCGCCCATCGAGCGCGCGCCTCACGAAACATCGGGGCCGTCTCGAACTCCGCGAACCAGACCGGCTCCCGGACCTGAGACACGGTTCCAGCAGCGCCTTTGGCGTGCCGCGATGATACGGTGCCCGGATCGAGCGTGAAGTTGCTCGTCACCATCTCGTAGCTGAGAAGATCCCGGGGGTACGAAATGGTCATTTGAGCACCCTCCGCTTGGTTCCATCCCGCACAGCCCCGATCACCCTGGACGCGAACGTCTTGCGGTCCAATTCTGCCTGTCTCCGGAACTCTTCAAGCTCCGCGGCTGTGCCTGTGAAATTGTTGATCGGCGCATAGGTCACGCCTCCCGAAGGGCCAGCGTCTTGGATGGATCCAAGCGCAGCGCCAATCCGCCCGGTCTGCTTGGCGGTGATGACGTTCTCTGTGTCCTCAAGCAGCACCATAAGCTCGTTGTGCTTCATACCGTCGCCGCTGTGCATTTTCTGCGGCAGAACTGACGGCATCGGGACGAGCCTGGTAGATGCAGGCTTCCCTCCGGCGAACCCGCCTTCATGAAAAAGACCAACACTGGTGAGCGCGAGACTGGTTTGCGAAGGTCCACCAAAGATCGATGACAGAAAGCCACCCAGCCCGAACCCAAACCCACCCGATCCGCCACCTCCCCCAGACAAGGATTGGGCGATGGCGCCAGCAAGATCGTCTTCAAGCTTCGTCGCGATCTTGTCGATCACGTTCAGGGCAATTTGGCCAAGCTCTTCCCATTCGAGTTTTCCGTCGCTAAGCGCAGATCGCATCCCGGAAAGGACGTCCTTCAGGATATCCTTATTGAACTCCATGGCCTCGGTCGCGCGACGCGTGGCATCAGCCTCAGCGGCAAGGGCCGCGCTGACCCTGTCGATTTCTTCCCGCTTCGCTGCGGATATGGTTGCGCTCTGCCAATCCGTATCATTTTTCCGGCGCGCCTCTTCCCTGGCCTTCTTCAGCGCATCCTGTTCAAGTTTGATCGCCTCGGTCCGGCGGGTCTGCTCATAGAAAGACGCGCCCAGCAATTCACGTTCCAGACGTAGCGCGGCCACTCTATCCAAGACAGATTGGACTGAAGTATCGAAGCTATCGTCAGCCGTTTTCTTCGGGGCCTTACTCTTCTTGATGTCTTTGCCAAATTCAGTCGGATCGAGCCCGAAGAGGCGCCTCGTCATAAGGCTTGCTTCACCAGAGCGGTTCAAGCGGTCGAGTTCATCATCTCGCTGCTTCTCCATGTCCTTCTTGAGTTCCGCCCGGGTGGCGTCCGACATCTCTACTTTCTTCGCGTCAAGCGAGCCCGGACGTGCGCTCTTGCCGATGGCGCCGACATCATCGAGTACGACTTCTCTGGTGCCGATAGTAATCGTGACGGAAGCCCTCTTCCCGTCAAGTTCATCGACTTGGCGACCCAGCTCGGCCGCTGTCGCTTTGGCCGCGTCCGCCTGATTGGCCATGTCCTGGAAATCGGAAATCATCCCCGCAAAGCGAGGGTTGGCAACAGCAAGCCGGTCCAATTCGGCCCGCGCTTGCTCAGCAGATACCGTGCCATCCCGCAAACCATCACGAACCGCCTTCATACGGTCGTAGAGTTCCCGCATCCCGCCGAGGGCAACGGCGTTGAGCGTGGAGTCCATTCTTGAAAAGGCGCGGGAGACGTCATCCGCCGCGGTCCTTGCGGCAACAATCAGTTGCGCCTCCGTCGCGAATTTGGCGACCTCAGCAAGCTCTTTGGCTGCCTGGCTGATCCCGCCGGCGGCATAGGCCGAATTCTCTCCGGCGACTTTGATTGCGTCCGCGTACCGGGCGGACATAGCTTCAGCGTCTGCTGCCCGTGCCGCCGTAATATACATCGCGGCGCCAACTGCCAGCATGGCGGCCCCGATCGGACCGCCGATAAATGCCCATGCTGCGGTTGCTGCGCGCCCAGCGGCGGCCATTGCGATACCGCTTGCTGAAGCGGCCTTTTGCGCCATGGCCAGTTGCTGGGTTGCCGCGGTGGATGCTTGCGTCGCTGTACGGTAAGCCACCGAGGCCGCAGCCAAAGACCGCTTCTGACGCTCAAGTTGCTTGGCGCTCCACGTCCCCTGATTCAGCGCCGCATTGAACGCTAGACGCTTCTGAATGAATTCCGAACGGGTGGCCGACACCTGGGATTGCGCAAGTTTTTGGTTCGCTTGCGCCATTGCCAGCGCTTCGATGCGCGCAGCCTTCATATTCGAGGCCATCCCCGCAAGGCCTTGCATTCTACGTGCCGCGAATGTCGCCGCCATGACGGCGCCTAGTGCGACCATAATCTCCACCAAGCCGGCGACATTATCCGTTACAAGATCCAGCCCATCGACGATCGCCCGAGATGCGGCCGACGCGTTCTTTGAATCCATCGCGTACTTTGTGACGGCGTTTCCTAGACGGACCCAACCCTGTTCGATTGTGGAAGTCGTCTTGGCGAAATCAGCATCGATCGTCTTCGATGCATCCAAGATCGCTTTGGTGACAACATCCGCAGTGAGGACACCGGCATGCGCCATCTCGCGCAGCCTCCCGATCGTCACCCCGATGCTTTCCGCCATACCGCGCAAAAGCACAGGTGCGTTTTCAGCAACCGATCGAAATTCTTCACCGGAGAACCGGTTCGAGGCGATACCCTGAGAAAGCTGGATCGCGGCGCCCTGGGCTTCAGCAGCGGAGGCGCCACCGATAGCGAACGACTTCTGAACGGTTTCTGTGATCCGCAACAACTTTTGCTGAGAGAGCCCGAGATGTTCAGTTGCCCGAGCTGTACGAGCATAAATCGTTACCGTCCCATCAAAGGCAGATCGGGTTCTCTGCGCTACGGCGTAGAGAGCATCCTGTGTGTTCTTGAGGTCTTTGGAATCGGACGTCACGGTCCTGAGCTGATTGCTCATACGGTGGGCGCCGTCGACCACGCTAATCATGCTCGCGCCGATAGCCGCGGGCACAAGGCCACCCATCGCGACGCCCGTGGCGAGAGCTAGCCCGCGCATTTGATCCAACGCGGTGCTGGCGCGCAGGGCGCCAACAGTAATGCTCGTCAAGCCGCGGGCATTCAGGCCCGCCATGGTACGGTTGAGCCCATGAACCGACCGGTCCATGCTGGCAACACGTTGGCTGACCGTGGTACCTGTACGATCAACAGCGCTCGCGAACTTGTTGAGACCCGCGACGCCGGGCCCCAACTGTGTCGAAAGCAGAACGTTGATCGAGCCAACTCGTGCGGCTGTTGAAACCATGCTATTTGCCTTCCGTCACTCCGGACGAACGAATTTTCTCGACGACATCGCGGAATGACGGACCGCGCTGGCCCTTCGTCAGTTTTTCGAGTTTTGGGATCGTTTTCGCGCGCTGAAGTCTGGCGTTAAGCCAGTGCAGAGTGAGGTCTTGCTTGAAGCGTTCGGCCTCTTTTTCGGACCGGGTGTTGGCGACACGAAAAATCTCACCTGGGGTCAGCTTCCAGACCGATACCGGATCTATTCCGCATTGATCAGCAGCCTCGAGAGACCTTCCAACAATGCTTCGTCGAAAGGGAGACCTGCCTCCTCGGCCGCCTCCTTGGCGCGCTTCATTTTGTCAGCGTCGGCCTTCTTCCTGGCCTCGACCGCCTCAGCGACCAATTCGTCATAGGTCTTCTGAAGCCATGAAATCGCGATCGCATCCATGATCGGCCTGAACGCGTCAGACAGTTTGAACTTTTCCTCACGAAGCGCGTGGGGGCCGATGTCTTGCCATACCTTGCGCTCGGCCCCATCGGGCAGGCGCTGCTTGACGCCAATGGTGAGTACCGCCGGTATCGCTTTCGGGCTCGCATTCAGGCCCAGACGCTCGATCTCTTCGAAGAATTTCTCGCCGAACCGGTCTTCGAGTTCGGCGAGATCTTCAAGTGGGAACGAAATATAGACGCCCTCACCGAGGGCGGGGAACGGGACTTCCCCGCGCCATTTGTTTGCCATGGTTCACCTGTGCAGGGTTCGGGTTAGCTGATCGTGTAGAAGCTTTCGGCGCCGGTCTTTTTCAGGGTGACATTCATCTGCATGACGCCCTGCACCGGAAACGAACGACCAACACTCATGACCAGACCGAAGAACTGGTAGCCCTCGGTTTCGCCCGGAGCCTCGATGCGGAAGGAAACGATCTGGCCCTTCTTGCCGCGCAAACCGGTGGCCCGGTCATGGGTGGCATGGCTCGGGATGTAGTTGCAGGGGAAGCTGATCTCGGCACCATCTTCCAAGCCGGCGATGTATTCGCGCTTCCGGTTGGGTGACTGGTGGTTGGTCACCTCCTGGAGTTCGATGCTGTCGCTGTCCTCGAAATCCCCGACTTCACCAACTTCCGCGAACACCTCCGGGCTGGCGCCATCGCCCATCAAGAGTTTGGTGCCATAGCCGAGGCTTGCCTCCGAATTGGGATTGGCCATTTCTGCGTCCTTTCACAAAAAACCCGGCTCAACGGCCGGGCGATGGTTTCAGTTTGTTGGGATTGGCATCAGTCCGAGAGACCTTCTTCGCCCGCGGATTTGATCTTCTTGCATTTGTGGACAACGCTCTCGGTTTCATCGAACGTTGTTGCGTGGCATTTCGGGCATCGCCACATATCCTTGCCCGACCACTTCGTCTTCTCCATTCCGCCGACGCCTTTGACGTCTTCAAGTTTGGGGCGCTGGAGCTTCTTGGACGGCTTCGGGCTCTGCGCGGCCGGCTGCGCCTCTTTTTCCATCTGTTTTTCGAAGTCCTCAAACTTCTCCGGCAGAGCTGATGTCGGTTCTTTGGTCATGATGTCCTCGTGAAGAAAGATGTGAACTCTTCGGTTTGGGTGAACACCTCGCCAGCGTCGTCATATCCGGACGCCGAATTGAAGTGCTCGGTCATCTGGATCCGGCAACCCTGACTGGTGCCGGTGTAATCCTGCAGAGCCCGGGCGATAGCATCCCCCAGAAGGAAGGCGCCTTGATCAGTATCGGCCCTTGCGATGATGCGAACGTGTGCGTCGAAGACACCAACGGGGCCGCTGTGCGTGTAATCCTGACCTTGCTCATCCGATTTCAGCAGAACATTCGGCCGTTTCACGTCTTGGCCGACGCGGCCAATATAGAATCTGTCTTCTGCAATGTTGGTGACCATAGGAGTCGCCAACAGCACAGCCTTGTAGGCGGCGAGAATGATCATCAGCGACCCCGATACGCGATCTGGTTGGCATACGCGATCATGTTCATCCCAAGCTCCCGCGTCATGATCTGAACGACTTGGGCATCATGATCAAAATATGCAGGCTCCAGAAAAGGCTTTGCCTTTGCTCCGGGATGCATAAACCCGCGCTTAGGCTGCCAGTGCGGCCTGGTCCCACCTTCGACAAGATGCGCGATCCCAACCCCACGCCCGGTTGGCGCGATGACCCACTGCGACATCGATGTGGTTGATTTGAGGGCCCGGATCCTCATCGACCGGAAAAGGACACCACGCGTGTACGAGTTGTTCTTTTTCAGGTTCGCCTTTGACTTCGCGAGCATCGGGTACAAGGCCTTACGAGAGGCCTGCCCAACCTTTGTTCGCGGGAACTTGGCCAGCCGACGGATAGCCGCTGCTGTCTGTCTGTGGCCGCTGACTTTGCTCATTGCCCACTGACCCACTTCCGGTCCGGGGCCCCAAGGAGTTCGCCCGTCCATCCACTCATCGAGCGCGCCTTCCCCTTCAGGAACGAACGAGCCTCAAACCACCCACCTTGATGCCGTGGCGCACCATTCCAGGGTGTCAAAGGATCATCGACATGACCCATCAGCGTCATCGGTATTCCGCAGCAGACAACGCGATCAAAGCCGAGGTCAATCAATGCCACCTTCACCACGAAAAGGCCGGAGGAGCCTGCATTCCGTTGTCCGGGCACTTTTGCTTCAGTCACGATGTCTGGGGCAAACCCGAGACCACTACCGATCCCAGCATGGCGGAACCAATCCTTGTATCGGTCACTGATCACGATGCGGTCAGGGGCCGGGAAACCGGCACATTGCCGAGTGGCCAGCCAGTTCGACATTTTTTCCGGATGCAGCGTTACCGCGGCGTCCAGCCTCCCCGGCCATCGCGCGATCATTTCGTTGCAGGCAACCGCTCCGTCGGCGTTGGCGATCTCAGCGAACCTTGCAACATCATCCAGGACGCACTTCGCGCTCCCCAGCGCCAGCGCCAGCCTACCGCCAGTGCTCAGCAACCCAATCGGCCCCCTGCAACTGGTGCGCTTTCTCCTGCCCATGCATGTAGACAATCCGGGCATCGCCGAGGCCGTGCTTTTTCACATGCCCCTTGAACGAAACCACATGCCCGGGCCAGAGGTCGTCGATAAAGGTGTGATGGAAAGAACGGCACCATTCCATATCGTTCTCACCCCGATGCGTTATTCCGATTTCCTCGTGATCACGCGGCACCAACGCGACTCCGTTGCATGCGATCTGTGGGCGGTACGGGTCGCGAGGCAGCGCCAAAACCTCTTGCTCAAGGCAATACTTGGCGAGATGATCACAGTTCCCTGTCACCACCGTATCCAGCCCAACCAGAATCATGGGTTCACCAAGCGCATAAGGCCGGATGCAATCTCCGTAACCGCCCTGCCCAAGATCGGGTTGAACAACCTGCTCCACAGGCTCCGAATAGACCCGCTCTCGATCGGTGTAGAGGACAAACCGGAAGGGCTCAGTCAGATTGCGGAAAAAACCACGATAGAGCTTTTCCACCCAGGTTTCGTCATACATCGTCGAAAACGCTTGGGAGTGCCTGTTGGCGGTCCAGAAAAGAGATGCGACAGTCAGCATCCCCGAGCTGCCTTCAGCCGCTCTTGATCGAACTTCTTGCCGAGTTCATCAGCGTATTTCTTCAAATCGGAAACATCTGTCCCATTCATCATGTGGGTTCTGACTTTTTCCTCTATCGCCGCGGGCGTGCAGCCAGTAATCCAGCCGTCTCTCGCCTGTTTGATGGATTCAATCGAGAGGATCGCATCGCGCATCTGTTCGATTTCGTCGATCGAGTATTTCTTCAGCATGCGCGCACCCTCTGGATCATGTCTTCGTCCCGGATCGCGCGGACGTCGCCATCCCGGGTCCATAGGCATTTTGCCGGCACATTTTCCTTGACCACGGCATTGGAAGCGATCATGGCGCCCATGCCGATCGTCACGCCAGGCATGATCTTGGCGCCGGCCCCGATGGATGCGCCACTGTGAACTCGGACTGAGACCACCTTACCGCTGCGCAGCGCCTCATAGTCGAAGCCGCGCTTGTGTGTGCGCGGCCAGTAGTCGTTGCAGAGAACGACATGGGGCCCAAGGAAGACGTCGTCCCCAATCTCAAACCCCGGGCCAATGTCGACCCCGGGAGAGACGATGCAGCGATCGCCAAGTGCAGGACCGTCAAGCACTGCCGTCGCAGCTACGGTGCAGTCGATACCCAGAACTGTGCCGCGGATCACTGAAGCAAATTGCCAGACCTTGCATCCGGCGCCAATGACGACAGTATCGTCGACACGCGCCCAAGGATCGACATGAGCGAGATGATGGATAAATCCGTTCATTGGGGAACATTCTCTCCGATATTTCCGTACCGCCGAGAGTCCTCGGCCGCCGAAATCATGATGTCGCCGCGGCGCTCAAAATCGGGCATCACCGCGAGGATGTTGAACACCCTGGCATCGCTTCTGATCGTCCATTCCGGCGGGGATCCCGCGTAGACATAACTCATGTCCGACGCGTGGATGATCCGCATCGTTTCATCGACGCCGGAGAGTTCCATGAAGTCTCCACGGATCGCATGGCTGACAACGCTTTCGGTCTCGTTGGAGGCGAAAACCTCCCTGCCGCGCTGAGGGTCGATCGACACCCAAACCTTGGCGTGTTCAATCCATGAAACGACCGGGTTCCATGCCCCGGACACCTCAGCCTTCTTCTGGATGAGAACCAGGTTGTTTCGCAGCCGTGCAGTGATCATGAGTGGTCATTCACGATGCCAAGTTGCCGGATGGCAAAATCCAAGGCGTATTGAACTTTGCGGGGAACCTCGAGAACACGCGGCTCTGAGAATGTCGGAAGCGGGGTATGGAAATAGTGGCCGGCCAAAAGCTTGAGCGCCCGCCTGAAGCCCTGGAAATTGGCCACGACGTCCGCGCCGCTGCCGAAACCGCATGTGAAGGTGATCTCTACGGGATCAGCGTTCTTGTCGACCTCCGGCCAACCATTGCGGTCGACTTTCTGCACAGACCCAACCAGCCCGTAAGTCGAGACGGTGTAGGTGTCTGTCGACAGAACCTGCCAAGCACCGGAGGTGTCCCGGTATCTGATCTGATCCACCGTAACCAGTGGCGGCAACGGGATCTCGATCACATCATCGAACCCGTCGATGACGCCAACCCATTGCTGCTCGAGGATAGCCCGATTCAACCAGCCCAACGGGCCATCAAGCCGGTAGTAGGCGTCGTAAATAGCATCCTCGAATTTATCATCCTCGGAAGCGTCAGTACGTCGTACCTCGCGCTTCAGTTCCGCAACGCTGAGAATATTCAGGATCTCGGCCTTGTCTGCCGGCGTCGCCGCAGTTTGCGCCAGTCTCATTTCGCTTGCACGGATCATGACAGCGCCTTCTCAAGAGAGACTTTTGGGAATGCCTCCAGCGCCGAGTTGGGCGAGGCATTGAAGACATCAATTCCGCGTTCAACAAGCGCAGGCTTCAACGTTTCGAAACAAGGCGCCATGACGTTTGCATAATCAACATCGGCGCTGCCATGGCCGCCATGCCAATGTGTTCTGGCACCGTCCCGTTTCATATCGACCCCGACCAGAATAATTCGGCTGATGTCGCAGTGAATAAGGCAGTGCATGGCCTGATAAACGCCGTTTCCACCGGTCCTGCAGTTGCCGGGGTCGGGATCGAACCCGTTCTTCCCGGTATTGTTCAGGAACCCAACTCGCCAGACGTCTGGAACCATCGGATCGAGCGTCGTTTTAATGCCCGGGAAATGCTGTGCATCTTGGATGTGCTCGCGCCACCATGTGAAGTCGCAGCCATGCAACCAGTCAGCCCACCAGGCGACGAAAACCGCATTATTGACCGCGACAACCTTGGCGCTCCCCGACAGTTTCGCTTTCGCGATCGTCTGGATCTGCTGCAGTGTAAGTGAGGGGCCGCCCCCGATGACGATACCGGTCATGCCGGTCCATAGACGATCGGCGCGAAACCGCGACATCGTCAGCCGCGGATCTTGTTGATCTCTGCGCGCAGTCGAGGCTCGCCCCAGCGACCATCGGCCGCCTCGCCGCTCAATTCCTGATACTCGGCACGCAGAGCTTGAAGCGGGTCTTCTGCATCTGCTGTGGCGCCTTCATTGGCCGCCTCCGGAGTGTCATCGCCCGGGCGAAGCTGAAGTGAACCGCTCCTCGTGGGATACCCCTCCATCATACGGTTTGCACCGATGTTCGCAGCGGCGCGACCCTCCGTGGACGGAGCACCTTCAGCGTTCAGACCACGAACACGAACAGGTGCATCCGGATGTTCGGCGGTTCCGTTTGCAAGGCACGCCGTGGCGACGTGAAACGGCATATCGACGATTTGTCCGGCAAAACGGCCGACCAACTGACGAACCAACATGGCAATCTCCGCAAGGTTGTTGAGAGGCCGGCCGGCGTGACCGGCCTCGAATGGTAACCAGAGATCAGGCGATCGCGGTCTGGTTCTGGGAACCCTGATAGCGGTAGCCGGTGAGGATGAATGTCACATCCGCAAGCACCGAGTTGGTGCCGTTGGTGAGTTGGACATCAACCCAGGGCTTGCCGTCGGGCAGTTCGGAGGCGTCGAGTTCGATGACGTAGAAGATGCCGTCGTTCGCCGACGGGCTGTAACCGGCCGCCAGCACATCTTCGAAGCCCGAAAGAGTGTCGCCGCCAGCGGTCTCTTCCTTCGCCATGCGAAACGGAATCGCTTCCGAGTTACTTCCGGCCGCATCTTCCGATGCGTTCACCAGGATCTTGGTGAAGGCCGCAGCCGAAACGCCAATCTTCACGATGGCCGTCAGATGGCCAGCGTTGCTCATCTTGACGCGATCGGTCTGCGCGCCTCCAGTGATGTCAACGGGGGCAAGGGCGTTCACGATGTGGCCCTGCTCCGCAAGAACGATGCCTTTCATGGCTCGTATCCTTTCATGGTGTGAAAATGGAGATGTCGAGGCAGCGTGTCCTGCCTCGACTTGCGCCGGTTAGCGCGCTGCCAGGGCGACGAAGGGCGACTTGGTCGCCAGCGAACCATTGGCAGGGGTGAGCGGGGAGTGCCAAGCGGGCTGGCCGTCGACGCGGTAGGTGACCTTGAAGGTCATCTCGTCCTGCAGGAAGCGGACGTGGATCGACTGCGACTGCTTCATGCCACCCTTGTCGGCTTTCAGGTACTGGCTGAGATCGACAAGCGCGATGTCGCCGGGCGTGCCGAGCTGAGCCATGTACTCGACCGGGATAACCGGGCGACCAAGCAAGGTGCCAAACACAGCGTTCGCCGGCGTGGCAGGGTTCGTCCCCGGCACCTTGTAGAGTTGGGTCACCGCAGTTCCGGAGCCCAGAACCAGCGACTGAAGCTGCGTTTCGACCTGGCTGTCGGCGACAAGCCACACCGCGTTGCGGCGCGAACGCGTCGGGATCCGGTCCCACATATTCAGCACGTTGGCTGTCACGATTGACCCGGAGGCCTGTCCCGACACAGCAGGCACAGTCACCAGAGCGCCGGAGTTCAGGAAACCCAGCGGCTTGCCGGAGCCGTCCCCATTGACGAAGGCGTCTTCCGTGGTGAACGTCAATTCCTCAGCGAACGCGGTCTTCATGATCGCTTCCATCGCGCCGGCGTCGGCGAGAAGTTCCTCGGTCATGTAACCGATGCCCATCAGCTTGTTCAGCTTGAGTTCGATCGAGCGGAGCTTCGGCTTCGAAGCGTTCACCGTGTCGCCTTCATTCGCCCAATAGGTGCGAACGCCGCCAAAGCGGGAGCCGGTTGCGCGCGAGGTCTGGTCGATCGCCGGGAGGGAGATCCCGTTCGAATTGCTCGAAATCGGGATGTCGCGGACACGGCTCATGATATCGCCCATCTCGTGCATCATGCCGAGAAGTTCGGTCGAGTGGTCGGTCTGCACCAGGAAGCCACCTTCAGAAGGCACTGCTTCGTTGGCGCCGGCCGCCTTGATCATTTCCCACTTCAGGCGCTTGTCGCGGGAACTGATGTCGCCCTTGTTCATTCCGTCCTGAGCAACGGCGGTCAGGAACTCACCGAAGGAGCGGAACTGCTCCGGGTCAGCCTTCGGGGATGCCGGGACGCGGCCCTGCTCGCCGTCCGCGGGGGCACCAAACGTGGCGCGGATACGATCCGACTTTTCACGGGCATCAACGGCCTTGACCGCCGCCTCAACGACATCAATGAGCTTTGCGTGCTCATCAAACTCGGCTTCCGTCATGTCGCGCGGGTTGCCGTCATCGCCCTTGATTCCCTTTTCGAAGGTGTCAAGCGCGCCGAGGGCTTTGGTCAGCTCGGCGCGAAGCTGTTCAAGCGTCTTCATGGTGTTTCCTTTCGAAGACTGGTGGAAAAAGAAAAGGCGCCACATGGCGCCCGCAACTTCGCCCCGGAGGGCATCCCGTGCTGGGATCAGTCCAGCATGCCGCGCTCTCGCAGCGACTGCTTGATACGGGTTGAGGCAAGAAGCGCCTTCTGGCGGGAGCCGGCGATCAGTGCCGGTGCTTGCGGCTCAGGCTCGATCTCGAGAACCGGCTCAGCCTTTGGCTCGATGACGGGGTCTTCCTCGATCGGGGCCTTGAAAATCTCGCCGAACTTCTTCGACCATTTGGCCAGGAACGTCTCTGCCTGGCGCTCCGCTTCGGTGGTGTCGAGTTCGAGCGTGATAACTGTGCGTGCGGTGTCTTCCGGCGTCGAGGTTTCCACGATCGTCTTCGGTTCCTTCATCCTGAGGTATGCGTCCTCGAAATCCTTACGCACTACGATCCCGCCGGCGGTTTTCTCGCAGTAGGTATCGAGGAAGCGCTCGAACATCTCGGCTGCCAATCGCATATCGCCGCCGGCTGCCTTGGCCAGCGCGTCCGGGTTCGCCGGAACCGAGCAAACCGAGCATTCCAACATAGAGGATTCGATGAAGTCGAGGCCCCAGGTGTTGCGGCCTTCATCATCAACGATCCATTCTGCATCGATCGGCATGAACCCAATCGAACACGCCTTGATGGCCGATGCCGTCAGAAGACGGTCGATCTCGTCGACACTTTCCGTGGTGCCTGCCGCGTGAAGGGTGAGAACTCCTTCTGTGCGCTTGGGGCGCCCGTTGATCTTGGTGACGTCCTTCCACCAGCCGATCGGCGCCGAATGTTTATGGTATGCCAGCGCCACAGGATTCTTCAGAAAGTCGTCAAGCTTGATGCCTTCCTGCCGAACAACGTCGCCATACAGGTCCACGCGCTCGCTCGACATGATGAACCGCTGGGCGCGCTTGTCAGGGTCATACCCCGCTTTCTCCTCGGCCTCGTCGAGAATGACCGCCTTGAAAAGTTTGCCGGTGTCATCCGCAGAGGCACGGCGCTTTGCGACGATCTCGTCAATGGAAACGCGCTTGGTCATTTCACTGCCCTCAATTCTGGGAACGGCCCGATGGATTTGTCTTCATCTTCGGTCGGTTCTTCCGGGTTTTCGTCGGCCGGCTCTTCCTTGGTGGGTTGGCCGGCTTGGATGATGATGTTGTTGTTGGCGTCGACGAGGTGGTAACCCTGCGGGATCAGCCGGACGTTGCCGGCGCCATTCGGGAGAGGGTTCATGCCGCGGCGCATCATCGCCTGATCGATCGTCATCGCGCCGCGATCCATCATGGTTTCGATCATCTTCGCCTGCTTCTCGACGTCGGTAAGCTGCATCGCGTCGCGATCGAACTCGACAAAATATTCCAGCCGCTCATCGGGGTTCAGGAGAGACCGTGTCAGGCGCTCTTCAATGATCTTGCAGATCGGAATCAGCGTGTCCTGGACGTAGGATTTCTCCAGCGTCTCCATGTTCTCGTACTTCACGTTGACGATGTGCATCATCTTGTGCGGCGGGATCCGGAAGATGCGGGCGATATCCTCGACGGCCTTGTCCCTGTTTTTCGCGACTTCAGCCTGATCAGCATTCATGGCGACCGAAGCGAACTGCATGCCTTGCTCGAGAACGATCGGAACGCCGGCTTCGCGTGATGCCTGCCAACGGTTTGCAAGCTGCTCTTTCAAGCGCTTAAACACCGGCTCCGGCAAAGGCTCGGTCTGCTCCTTTGGCATCTGGAAAACACCGCGGACCGATCCATCGTTCTTGTACAGCCGGGTCTGATAATCCATCAGGGCTTTCGAGAAGCCCATGACCTTGGATCCTGCATCCAGATTCGAGAACCCGAACAGCCCGTCAAACATACGCCCGCGGAAATGGATCAGCTCGTCTTGGAGCAAAGTGTCCTGAAACTTCGCGAGCATCATCCGCTCGTTGGGTGTCAGCCTCTCAACTTCGTAACTGTATTGCTGCTGAGCCTCATCGACAAAGATGCGGACCCGTCCGGGGAGTACCGGGATCAGTTGCTCAACCTTGCCGCCACGGGAAATCTTCTTGGCTACGAATGCGTTCCGAACCGCCCCGAGATGGAGCACCATCATTTCGATGAATTCGGACCAGGTGTGCCAAGGATTGGGCTCCAGCGCGAGCATCTTGGCGAGCCAGTGCTCGCTAGGTTCGACGATCTCAGAGCCGCCGCCTTTCAGCTTTCTCCGCAGATACCGAGGCGTTTTTGAGATGTCCTGAGCCGGTACATCGAGGCAGATCAAAACGCCCGAGATTTGGACCGCTTCATCCAAAGGGAGCGGACGGTTTTCTCCAAAGGGGTAGTAGCCGTAGAGATCAGCAAGCCATCCATCAATCGGCGAAACCTGATCAACGCCAGTCGTCGCCTTGGCCATCATGGGAATGGTCTGGTGCAGAACTTCCAGAGCTTTAGCGGTCTCACTCATTCTCTTCACCCGCTAGCCCGCCACGAATTTCGTAGACCGACTTCCATTTTTTCGGTGCGTCAAGCATGGCGTCCATGCGCGCGACATTGGCGTTGATCAGCGCTGCGAAGCCATCGATCTTGTAGATCGAATGCTGGTCATCCTTCTGGGCAAGGACATTGCCGCGCTTGTCGAAGTACCCGCACACGTTCATCGCCATCCAGCGCGTGACCGGGTTGCCATCGTGCTCGAGGAGTGCCCCCTCAATGCGAGCCAGGAGATCCTTTGTGGGATCGGATACCGTTTTCACTCCCGCGGCCACCTGACCGCATGGAATGCCGTCATTGTAGAGACTGGAAAGGATCTGGTTGGACTGGTAACTGTCGAAGCCGATATAACGGACATCAAAAAGTGAGCACCACAGCCGGATCCGGTCTTCGATCACGTTGTAATCGGTGATCGGGCCGTTGGTCATCGTGAGGTGCCCGGTCTTCACCCAGCCGGTGTAAAGCGGCCCCATTTCCTCATGCAAGAATGACTTCGACTTCGATGGAACGAAGTGCTCATTGAAGATTGCGAGCTTGCCGTCGCGTTCGAAGATAATGCCGATCGATGACAGGTCGTTCTTGGACCCCAGATCGGCGCCGATGAATGCCGTTTCGCCGCGGAAGTCGAGAATGTCGAGCCCTTTGACTTCGCATGCCGCCCAATTCTCGTCGGAAATCAGCCCGCCGGCACCGTTGGACCAGATATTGAGGCGGGTGCGCTCGAACTCGAGCACTGCGGCCTCGCTCTGCGTTTTCGCTTTTGCCAAACGCTCCATCAGCGATGATGGCGAAAGCGTGATACCCCACATCGGGTTGCATTTGATCCACCGCTTCGGATCGTGGGCGATGCGCTTGTCTTTGATCTCGTTGTCATCCAGCGTGTAGATCACACCGAAGAATGATGGTTCATCAGCGATGCCGGCGAGGACGTTGATCAGGCGCTTCCGCGTATTCCAGCAGACCCCTTGGGCCCTGTTTCCGGCCGTCGTGATCGAGATGAACAGGTTGTTGATCCGCTTTCCGAGCGAGGAGTCCATTACGTTGAACAGGCCCTCGTCCTGGGCGTGAAGCTCTTCCATGATGACGACATGCGGGTTGGCGCCATCCTCACGATCAGCGATCGAGGAGATCATGCGAACCTTGGCAGCAGCATCATTGTGCCGGGTCATCAGTTTCTTGGTGACGTCGATCCCGTAGTGCTCTTGCAGCTCCGGTGTGTTTTTTACCATCACCGACATCGGGTCGAAGACGTATCTGGCCTGTTCCTCCTTCGGGGCACCAATAAATATCTGGGAACCGACCTCGTCCTCATTCAGCCAGCAATAAAGACCGAGCACCGCAGCGGTCGGAGATTTGCCGGAACCGCGGGGGACTTCCCAATAGACCTCACGCACCAGGCGGGCGCCGATCTCGTTGGGATAATCGGGGTTATTCCTCCGAAAGCCAAAGATATGGCAGAAGCCCATGATCTGCCATGGTTGGGCAACCAGCTTGTCGCCCTTCCGTCCGCCAGTCGGCACCGCCATTTTGTCGAAGAAGTCGCAGACATCGACGGACCAGGCGTCCGAGAAGTAGAACCCGGATCGCGGCTTGGCCGCTACCTTAAGCATGTCGAGATATCGTTTGCAGGCCTGTTTCACATACCGGCAAGCGGGGATATCATCAGAAACCACCATCTCGGCATAGAGCTTGGCGATCGTCGGATAATCCGGGTATTCAACCTCTTCCTCGGCTGTCCCGTCCTCACTTGGGACGGCGAGCGTGATGCGCGGCAGATAATCGAAGTCGCGCCGGGAAACCGTTTTTCCCAAAGACGCCTTTTTTCGTCTGCCCCGTGACAACGTCTTGGTCGACATTCAGCATATCCAGCTTGGAGGCGATCGAGTTTTTGACGATCAGATCCCGGCTCGCTGGCGCCTTGCCGGCCTTGAATGCGGCTTCGATCTTGTGGTCAGTGATCGCCAGCGTCGTGACGAACTCCAAGGAGACCTTGGTAAGCAGCCCAGCCTTAAGAAGGCGCTGGCAATAATCGTTGTAGGTTTGCATTCCTGCGCCGTTCTCAGGCAGCGGGAATTTACACTTCGGTATCGAGGTCTCGACCGGAAACGCCAGAACGTTGGAGACCGCGGCGGTCTTCCGTGCCTGCTCCGATCTGGAGTCCTTGTAGGTGCCTTCGGCAATTTTCTGTGCGTCAGTCTTTGGGTTTCGACCCATTGTAGTCACCGGCGCAGTTTACGGGGTCGGCTCTCCGGGTTGGCGCACCACTCTGGGAGCTTGTCGATCATTTCGTGCTCTCTGGCATAGGCCTCGAGACGCCTCTTCAGCCCGTTGTGGCAGGAGTTGCAAAGCGACTGGAAATTGGACCAAGTCAACCTGAGGTCTGGACCATCTTCGACAGGGATAATGTGGTCGACAACATCTGCCGGTGTTGCTTCGAAGCCCTTTTGCTCGCAGAACCGGCAAAACGGATGACCTCGCCGGAACCTCGTCGATACCTTGGACCAGATATAGTCGTACCCGCGCTTGGCTGGCGCTTCACGTTTCACGCCTTCCCGGACAGCACGACCACCGATCTTAGGAAACTGGCGATGGCGAAGGATCTTGAAGCCATCGTCCATAAGTCGAATTTCCCCGGCGCTGCCGCTTCCCCGTCAACTATGAACCGCTTGCCAACGGCCGCCCTGCAACGGAGAACCTTCTTGGGATGCGAGCGTACAGCTTTTGATGCCCAGGTAGCCGGTATAGCTGGGGGAGGTACGCAGGGCGATTCCGTGAATCTGTCAGTTCGACCTCAATTCCCGCAGGATGAGCTTGATGTCCCGGTTTGCCTCGCGCTGGCTGGACTGTAGGATCCGTAGTTGCTCGGCCTGAACTGCCTGTTGGGTGGCGAAACCGTTGATCTGCACAGCCTGCCGATCGATCGTCTCTGTCAGCGGCGCCAGTTTCTCGGTCACCGCCTTGTCAATCACCTGATCCGCATAGGCGTCGAATGCCCAGGAGCCGAAGCCGGCGCAGAAAGCGATGACACTCAGGCCGGTCGAGATGTGCGCCGCGATGGTCTTGAGCATGGCAATCTCCCGGGTGAATTTGGTTGCAGAGCCCGGATTCGAACCGGGGACCTCCTGGTTATGAGCTAGGCGAGCTACCAGACTGCTCTACCCTGCAGAAACGAAATGGCGCTCAGTCATAAATCTCAAGAGTTGCGGTCTGAAGATTTAACACCGCAGAGCCGCCTCCGTTCGAGATCTTCCCGACGGCAATTTTGTGGTGCATGGCGCGCTTTATCATGAGCACCCCATTCTCGAAATCGAGCGGGAGTTCCGGAGCCATCTCAGGCACTTGGATTTTGGCGGTTTTGGCCGTCGCCGTCGAAACAGCGGGAGCCAGGCCCAGCATAGCGAGAAATGCTCTGCGCTTCATGAAGCGCCTCCCAGAAAAAGAAAATACGCCTGAGGCTGGCCGGCTTTGCGACGCATCGCGCCGTCATGCAGGCCAAGATGCCTCAAATTTCGCAGAAATCAACCAGCAGGGCCGCGAGTTCGTAAACGAAAGATCACATTCAGGTTAATTTTTCACTTTAAGTCGAGCGCATAAAGTATATGTTTATTTTGGGAATTTCTCCCGCCTTTGCAGGTCGCAAGAAACTATTCCGCACAGGAATACTTTTTCCGTATACGGCACCTGCACAGCCGCACTGCATCAGTCATTAGCACTTTCCTTCAGCACCTTGACCTTCTTCACGATTCCCTGACGCCGCTCCTTCGCAATATCGCAAGCCCGGTCGGGGTTCTCGGCATCGACGTCGATAGTTGTTCGATCTTTGAAATGGATACGAAAGGTCGTCATGCGAACCTCCCCTGCCCGTCCATGCGTCTCGATGGTCTGGACAAGACTTTCTCCTGAAGGCGATGGACCCCGTGCCTGAACTCGGTGATATCGTCGCCGTGTTGAATGGGCAGATTGAGGAAGGCGTTCCATGCCTCGACAAGATGCACCATCACTTCATGCTCTTCGGGGGTCAGTTCTCGCAAAGGAAATCCTCCATGTCGAGTTGCCCACCTTTTGCCCGGCGGGTTCGGGCCGCATTTCTGGAATGATGTTTGGCGTCCAGACGGAGATGATGGCGTTGGCAGAGGTGTTTCATCTGCTCGATATCATCGCAGCTTTCATCGTGATTGAGGCGCGCCACCGTCAGAACGATCTTCAGCACCTTGTGGGCGTTGAAATCCGAGGTGCAGCGCATTGTCGCCATCTTGAGGCCGGTTTCGGCGCAGAACACCTCTCGGGTTTCCAGCACCATGTAAGCATCCCGGCCACCGTAGGAGCCGCGGGCAATCATCTTCATGTGGGGGGCGCGGCAAGCCTCGCATCGCAGGCCGGACCTTTTGCCGACTTTCTCCCGGATCGCGCGCCACTCTGGCGATCTGATCGACCCGCCAGGGTACTTTGCCATATTTTCTGGCTTGATCGGCATCAGGGAAGCCTCTTGCCTTCCGGATTGTACGGACCTTTCCCGCCGTACAGGTACTCGCCCCCGATGTCCGCTGCGGCTTTTGCACGCTCCAGATCCCAATAAACATGGTCGCCGATATGCTCGTGCTTGGGGCCACGGAGATCAAACTCCCCAACCGAGATGGATCTCACGACATAGCAACCATTGGCAGCGGTATAGAGGGGTTTGAGGCGTCGGGTCGGAGCCATTACGCGCCACCCTTTGGGCTTTCTCCGGCGATCGCACGACGAACTTCATCGACCGGGTCCGAACTGCCCGCGTTGATGTTTGTATGGACATGCCGGATCACCTTCTGACCCGGTTTCATCGCCTCCAGCGTCTCGGCGGTCTTCTCGTCGATCTCCCCGATCAATTCTGGAGATCCTGGCTCCGCTTCAACGCCATCCTCTGGCGACACAGAAACGTCGACGCGAGATGCGTTCTCGACCCAGACCGTCGCGAAGTTTCCGTCACCTAAGGCCACCCAGAGGTGTTCACTGGCAATCGCCAGGACTCCGCCGGTGTACTCTACGCTGCCATCGACTGTCTTCACCGGCCATTTAACCGTATCGCCGACTTGGAAATCCGGACGAACCATATCGACATGGTCGACCAATACGTAGATGTCGTTGAAGGGCTCAATCCTCACGACAGCCATCATTTTGTCTTGAGAGAGGAATGGCTCCACTTTGACAACACCCTTGACGTGGACTTCGTCACCCTTTCTGTAGGTCTGGGTCATGGCGCCACCTTCCCGCGCACGAGTTCGATGATCTGCCCGACGGTCAGGGCGATCTCAGCTTCATCATCGGAAATCTCGATGTTGAATTCCTCCTCGAGCGCCATAGTGACCTCAACAGCCTCGAGACTATCGGCGTCCAGATTGTCGACGAGGCTGGCGTCATCAATCGCCTTCTCGAAATCGACGCTCAATGTCTCTGCGATGATTTTGCGGACCCGGTCCGCGATGTCGTCTTTCGTCATATCAGGTCTCCGGTCTTGGTTTCGATTGGCATGGCTTCTTGACGCCATGCCTCGTGGTCGGCTTCGATCTGCGCGTAATTCACGGGGTGCTGGGCACGGAAATCCGGCATCCTGCCGGCGACCCACTGCCCTCTATTTTCCCCTGGAATGATCCAGCGCATCTGCGTCCACCGCGACATGCTGATCTTGAAAAACGCGAAGTTCTGTCGGGTGATGTAGCCCTGCTTCTCCAGTGTGATCGCGATCTTGATCGCCCGGATCTTCCAGTCCGTGAGTGTCACCGGCGCGCTATCCCCGGCCGTGACATCCGGCACCCAATCTGGAAGTGCGACGCGGCTGGCCGGGCAAAGCTCATACCAATCGCGCGCCATCCATTCGTTCTCGATCCCCGGAAGACGCGGGAAGAATTCAAACGGGTTTTGTTTAAGGCATTCGGCCGCGAAGGTGTCGTACCTGACCCTGATGACGGTGAGCCCCAGACGCGGGCAAAGCGCCGCGAGATCCATGCCAACACCTTCGGGGATCAGAACTGCGCGACAGTCCGGGCCCGGCGCTGTGATCTGATAGGTCGACAGCGATTCCGCTGCTTGGCAAATCACCTTGGCATTGAGCTTGAGTTTTGCCTCGATACCGATCTGAAACCCGTCGGCCGCGCGAACGAGAAGGATGTCGAACCCACCAGTTTCCGGGTAGGCTGTCCATTCGACTGGTAGCAGCGAAATAAAGACCGAGCAGAGATCCCTCTCTTTGGCGAAGGTGTATCGGGGACGAACTGTCACGACGCATCCTCCACCCACAGCCGATCGTCAATCACGGCTTCAGACCAAGGGCGCAGGCCCGCACCTTCGATCACTGCGCGGTTCTCAACGGTGTCGAGCACCACCTCCACAGGCCAGTTGTCGCCAAGTGCGCCGACGGTACGCCTCTCCTTCAGGTGGGCACGCAAATCCGCGTTGCCTTCGAAATTGAGGCAACGCCCCTCTACCGACCACGCCCCGAACGTTCCCTCGCGATAGAATCCGCCGGACTTCCATAACTGCTCGCTCAGCGTTGTCCTCGGGTCGACCCGCGTGATGCGACCGTTCTTCCGGTTGCGCCAGACGAACTCATCATTCTGATTGATGACCTCAAGCACCTTCTTCCGCGGAATGCCGGCCATCGACGCGATCTCAGAGATGGTCGTGAAGTTCTTGAACTTCAGAAGCGCGCGAATGGTGTCGAGAACCGGCGTCATTCGGCTGCGTCTTGGGCTGGATCGGCCGGATGCGCGTAGCGGACTCCCTCCAGCATGTGGAGCGGCGCTTCGAAAATCATGGTGTCGCCATCGTAGACGCGGACCCGCTCCATATTGCAGTGGAGCCCGGGCAGGTCTTCGGTAACCGTGATCCGGGTCACGTTGCCGACGATGTCGTAGCGACCGTCGACCAGCCGGCGGTATCCGTGCCCGACGGCGTAGTGCTCGCCTCCCTCGCCTGGCGCGTTCATCGATATCGCTTCTCTGACCATCATTACTCTCCGTGTCGCACCGCCGCTCTCAGCAGGGTTCCAAAGTCATGTCATACGCATACGCATTGTGTCAATCCTTATCCGTATAAAATGGTGTTTTTCGACCCGGAGATTTTTACTGGTCGCACGCCGGTCTTGTGCCTGCCGGCGGATCTTTAACGGCTAAAGAGGTTGGGGGTTTGGGTTATGATCCTGCAGCGCCGGTCGGCGCGGTCGCGCGCTCTACCTGGCATCGCTCTTGCTATCGCGCGTGCCCGTGCTGTCTATGACCGGGGCACGTTTCTTTTTATGCGTTTGCGTATTTTTTTATTGACCTATCCGTCAACGTATGAGACTGTGTGCTTAAGCAATCGTGCTTACCAGCAAGGAAACGAACCCATGAACACCACCACAGTCAAGAACGAACAAGCCCGGGCTTACCTCAACGGTCTTATTCGCTTTTCAGAACTCCGGACCGATGCGCGGGTCTGGTTGCTGGCAAACCATCCGGACGCCTGCCCGCGCGGTGCATGGCTGGACTTTATGGCCAGCTAAACCCCGCTCTTTCAATCTGCCAATCGTGGCAACCATCAAGGAACATGAACCATGGCAAACCGCAAAACCCACAACCCCATCATGGGCGAAGCCTTCGACACAGACCAGATGAATGACTCCGACCGTGTCGCGTCCTATGCGCGGGAGCTTCGCTATTACAGGCCGCGCGGCTTTGCGGCTCTAGCCAATGAAGGCGACAATCTGGCCAGCGTGGTCGACGCCGACGAGTGCAACGGCTTCGACTGTGAGCGCATGCATGAATGGTTCGACGAGGTCGACGAGATGTTGACCGCATGGGCACAACGCAAAACCCGCAATGAATACATCCATTTTGGCAAAGCCGACGGTCAAGGCTCTGTCGGCTTCTGGTACTCCGTCGAGTCCGCGATTGAGGATTGCGATATTCGGCTCGATGCTGGTGACGGTGTCCCGCGCGGCTTTTCCGGTATGGCTTGCTTTGTCACTGATCATGGAAACGTGACCGTCCAGACCTTTTCGCGCGGTCGTATGTGCCGGGAATTGCTGTCAGTTGTTTGAGGGCGTGGCCATGACAGACCAAACCGAACCCCTCGCGCGCGCCTTTGCCGCGACCTTGCGAGAAGCTGCAAGCGCTCTGGACGTCGAGAACGGGCAAACCATCGGATCGCTTGTCCTTGACATCAACACCTTGAACGCAAGTCCGGACTATGCCGGAGCATGCGCCACCCATGATTTTTTCGACGCGAATATGGCCATGTTGGCCGCGTTCGAGAACGTCTTGAAAAGGGAGCCCTACACCATCACGGAAGGCGCAACGGACGTGCAACGGGAAGCGGATCAAGCCCTATGGAATGCGGCTTGGAACATGGCGCGCAATGCCGGTTTTTGGCTGGACGAATCCTAGTCCCTGCCCGATAGGCGCCGCGCGCGCCTATCCAGTGGCGACTAGCCAACAATGGTCAATCGTGACCGCCAACAGAGGAAAACAGAACAATGAACATTTCACCCGCTCTTAAAGTCCTGATCGCGTGCGAGTGCTCCGGCACTGTCCGCGATGCATTCCTAGACCTTGGTCATGATGCGTGGTCCTGCGACATCAAGCCGGATGAACGCGGATCAAATCGGCACTTGCGCGGCGATGTCCGTGATGTGCTTGATTGGGGCTGGGATTTGCTCATGGTCGCGCATCCGCCTTGCACGCGGCTTTGCAACTCCGGTGTCCGTTGGCTTTCCGTACCGCCACCCGGCCGGACCATTGAGGAAATGTGGAAAGAGCTTGACGAAGGCGCGGCGCTCTTTTCGGATCTCTGGAATGCGCCGATTGACCGTGTGGCGATTGAAAACCCGGTCATGCACAAGCATGCGAAAAGCCGGATCGTGAATTTCCAGCCTCAAGCGCAATCGGTCCAGCCTTGGCAGTTCGCGACCGATCCGGAAGGCCCGGACAATGAGAAGAAACGCACCTGTCTTTGGCTTCGCGGCCTTCCGCCGCTTGTCCCTACAGGCACGCTGGACGGCTCGAACGCGCGGAATAGCGTTCACTTCGCATCACCGGGACCGGATCGGGCAACCGAACGCAGCCGCTTTTTCCCCGGTATCGCGCGCGCCATGGCGGAACAATGGGGCGGATATGCCCTTGAAGACGCCCGCGCGGCCTGAAACCCCGACCGACTGAAACGGCCAATCGTGGCCACCATGAAAGGAAAAACCATGTTCACACACTCCGAAAAACGCAACCGCGACACGTTCGCCAATTCCAACCCCGGCAAGATCCGCCGCAATGACCGGCGCGCGCGCATCGCTCAAAAGTCGGCTTTTCTGGTCGATGGGCTGACAATCCGCGCGGGGGAATGAGCCATGGCAACGCTTTTCAATCTCGACAGCCTTTCGCCAATGGCGCGCGGACGCGTCGAAAAGGCCTTGGACAAGCAATTCCGTTTTTCGGATGGCGTGGCCACATTGCGCGCCAAACTTGAAAAGGAACATGCCGCGCGCGGCCTGACCTTTGAAGAATCCGACGGAATGATTGATTACAACCGCGTGAAATTCAACCGGATGGATCAACGCCAACAATCCGAATACATGGCGAAGCTCAAGGCTAAGCGGTACTATTGGGCCTATGATCCGGACGGCAACGGATACCAGATTCCGAAAATCGTTTTCGACGTGGTGACACTCCAGACGGAAGGGGCTTGAACCATGCCAGCCCCTTGGACCTATGAAGCCGCAAAAGCCCGGATTGCCGAAATTGAGGCAGACGTGAAAGCCGCAAGCGCCGCCTTGCAATCATTCCCGCGCGGCCCGAATGGATTGACACCCGACGCGGTCAAGTTCTCCCCTGAATTCAAGGCGGCGCGTCATGCCTATGAAGTCGCCGCCGACCAGTTGCGCGGCGCGAATGAGTCCTTTGTCCGGCAATTCCGCAAGGAAATTAGAGCCGAACGGCGCAACCGGCGCGCATGACACCGGCGCGCGGCTTCCGGGCCGCGCTCCTATCATCCCGGCGACCTCACCGCGTGGTGATGTTTCCCGGCTGATAGAGCCGATAACAGGCCAATTGTGGCCACCAATTGAGGAACTGAAAATGGACATCGACAGCAAAAAATGGCGACTCCGGAGTGATGGATTCGGCGGCATTCAAATCGAGTGCAAGGCGGCGATGACTGTCCGGACAGTCCGGGCGGATACCCTGCCAAGCCATAACCAGCTTGCGACTATGCATGAACGCGAATTCAACCGCGTTTGCATGGAAGCTTTTCAGAACGCCTGAACCAGACCACACCCCGAAGAATCCAGCTCAATTGTGAGCGCCAATAAAGGAACCTGAGAACATGCAAAACACGCTCGAAAACACCACCGCCGCGACAGTCGGAACCGCCGTTTACTGGTCACCGCAAGGCCAGAGCGGCCATATTGTGAAGGTCGAAGCGCCGGACGTGCCCTCATACGTGATCGGCGGCGGCGGTATGACTCCGACCCGGTCCAGGCTGACAATCGTTTGGGAAGATCTCACAATCTCCGAAGTTCCGGACAGTATCGCGGCTGATTGGATCCGGGACGCGGCGCAATACCGGCTTGAGCCGATCGGCGACAATATGGCGGCTGAAATGCTGGCAAAGGCCATGCAGAAACGCGCCGATTTTCACGCGAAACTTGAGCGGGACCGGATCGCGCACAATGAAAACCTGAAAGCCTTTCAGGATGAATATCGCGCCAAAATCCCGACATGGGCAAAAGCCGTCATCATTGCTGAATTGAAGCAAGATGATTGCGATTCTCAATCCGACTACTTCGGATCGACCGTCAAGCGCCGGATCATTCTTGCTTTCTCCAAGCATACCCGCGACCTTTTCCCGGAAATGCGCCAAGCGGCACGCCATCACCCGGAAACCGCCGATCTTGCCGACGCGCCCGACACCGCCGAACACCGCGAAAAATACTCAATGGGCGGCGGCTATTACCTCAAAAAGGAATGGCGGCACCGCTCCGGCTGGCAGGTTTCCAAACAGCGCTTTTATGATGCTGATCCGGTCAAATCCCTGCCCTTCCCGGCTGAATGGTCAATCCCGGAGCCGGAAGCGAAGCCGGAGCCCACGCCGCAACAGTCCGGCATGATCGGGCACAATCGCGGCCCGGCGCTCGATGGCGTCCGGATCGAAGAACACACGCACACGAAAAAGGGCTTTCAGATGTTCATTTGCATCTTGCCTGAGCGTGTCGACCGCGCCGAATACATGCGCTTGCTGGACCATGCAAAGAGCCTTGGCGGCTGGTATTCGAAGCCATGGGGAAAGACACCGGGCGGCTTTGCCTTCAAGAGCCGCGACAATGCGGAAGCATTCGCGGGCGGAAGCGATACCCAGGCAACGCCGGACAATGCGCCGGCTTCCCCTGCCAAGGCCGCGCCGCCGATTGCGGACAAGCTCCGGGAAATGGCCGACCGGCTGCAAAAGGACATTGACCACAAATTCGCGGACCGGCGAACCAATACGCCGAAACAGCAACGGGAAGCCGCAAGCGCGCGCATGGATGGCGTGCACCTTGAACGGGCACAAAAGGCAATGCGGGCGCTTGCAGATCACCACGACGCCGGAACCGTGCCCGAAGCGCTGGCCAGCGTCCGGACTAAGGCGGCAATTCTCGACCTTGCCCGCTCCAAGATCGAACACACCGGCGGTTACTATGATGCCGGATTCGACACCGGCAAGCCGCGCCATGATACGCCGGAAGCGCTCGCAATCTGGGCGCTGATCGGCGGCAATGATCCGGAACAGGAAAAGGCGGAAGCCTTGCGCCGCAAGGTCGACGGCTTGAAGTTCGCCAATATCCCCGGGTATTTCCCGACGCCGCGCGCGGTCATCGACCGAATGATTGACCTTGCCGACATCCCGAGCCATTCGGCTTGCGACGTGCTCGAGCCAAGCGCCGGACATGGTGCGATCATTGACGCTTTGGCCGAAGTCCGGCCGATGGCGACCGTAACCGCATGCGAGAAGTGGGGGACGCTCCGGGACATTCTGGGAGCCAAGGGCGCGAACCTGGCCGGGTCCGATTTCACCGAATTTGAACCGGGAACCGCGTTTGATTTCGTGTTGATGAACCCGCCCTTTGAGAAGGGGCAGGACGCGGAACACATCATGCGGGCATTCGACATGCTTAAGCCGGGCGGTCGGCTGGTTTCCGTCATGTCGCCGGGACCGTTTTTCCGGTCGGATCGCAAATCGCAGGAATTCCGCGACTGGTTTGACGATCACGGCGGCGAACGCATCGACCTGCCCGCCGGATCGTTCAAGGAATCCGGCACCGGCACCGCCTCTATTCTGGTTGTTCTGGAAAGGGGTGAAGCATGAGCCCGCGCGCCATCCTATCCCGTGATGTGTCCGTGATGTTCAACGGCGGCGGCGATCCCCGCCGCGGGTACGAAGTCAAAGCCAAGGCCGGAACCCGGCTTGAGTTGATCGAGAATGCCAGCGGAACCGAGGGCGATAAATGGGCCATTCCGCCCGCCTCTTGCGATGCTGGCAGCGCTGGCAAGGCCGGGACATGGTCGATATTCGGGCACGATTCGAAACACTACTATGTGTGGGCGCCGGTCGATGCTGTCGAGGTGATCGAATGATCGCCCGCATCAAGGCCTTTGCTCAGGACATCGCCGCTCTTGTCTCAATCTCTCTCTTTGTCGCGGCCTGTGTGCTGGTCGCGGCGGGGATCTCTTAACCGCCAATCGTGGCGACCATCAAGGAAAGGAATTCAGACCATGCAAGATGTGCTTATCAGGACCGGCCACGGCTACGAAAACCATAGCGAAAAAGGCCGCTGCGAAGCATTCGACGGCTTCGAAATCATCGCCGCGCCGTTGCACCAGAACGGCGACGAATGGGAATCCGCATTTGGCAAGAAAGCTCGCGAATCCCGCCATTTTCCGCGCAAGGATGGCAGCCCCGGCGTGACCTATGACAGCCACGCAATCAAGCTCGCAAAACAGGCGAATGACCGGGATTTTTATTTGCTGGTTCACCACGGCGGCGGGCGGGAAGTGTGGCGCGTGCCGTCCTTCTATGACGGCGGCGACCTGGCCGACCACATAACCGCGCTTCCGGAGCGGCTGCAATATGCCTTGCTTTACACGCTCTACAAGATGGCGCGCGAATCCAGGGTCCAAGCTCAAACCGAAACGCGCCGGGAATGGGCGACAGCTCACACCGAAAAGCGGATCAAGACGAAGCGCCGTAACGGTCGGCGATATGTCGAGATTGTCCAGCAATGGGAAGTCGACATGAAGGCCGAAGCCAAGCGCCGGGCCGCATAGGCCGGATTTCAGCGGTTACCGGCCTTCGGGCCGGATTCCGGTGCAATCGCGCCACCGTCAATTGTGACAACCAGAAAAGGAATTCAGAATGACCATGCAGAACAACGCCGCAATCATCGCCGCCACCGCTCCGAGCGCCATTGCAGAACGTGCCAGCCTTACCCAGGCGCTCGATATCGTCGCCAATGCCATCCAGCGCCGGAACACAATCCCCGTTCTTGCCAATTGCCGTCTGCAGGGTGACGGACAAACGCTTTTCGTGACCGGTACAGATGAAGATCTCGAACTCGTCGCCGCCATCCCCGCCGCCGCCGATTCCCGGCTTGACACCACCATTCCGGCGGTCGATTTCCGCGATTTCCTGAAAAAGGCCACGGCAAGCGATTACGTCTCGATCACCCACAACCGCGATGATGACCAGGATTCGGTCAATCTCGATTTCGAGCGGGTCAACTACACCATGCAGGCCCTGCCCGGTTCGGACTTCCCGACGCTTCGCGGCCCGTCGCCGCTTGATCGTGACGGCGAAACGGATTCGACCTATCGCTCTTTCACCATGACCGGCCCGGCGATTCTGGACGGGATCAATTCCGTCATGGGTGCGATATCGACTGAGAAAGACCGGTATTATCTGAATGGCATGTTCTTTCACGAGTACCAGGGCGATTTCATCATGGTGGCGACCGATGGGCACCGGCTTTACCGTCGCGTCATGGCGCTGCCTGAGGGCGCGGAAGCAATGCCCGGAGTGATCATACCCCGGAAGGCCATCACGCTCTTGCACAAGCTCCTGAGGGGCAAGGCGTGCCCCGATCAGATCAGCATCGAGGTCACCGAAGCCAAGGCCCGGTTCACCTGGCAGCATTCCGGCTTTCACGTCACCATGACCACGAAGCTGGTTGACGGCACCTTCCCGGATTACAACCGGGTTATTCCGACCGGCAATGACAAGGTCGCGGTGTTCGATGCCGACACGCTGGCCGAAGCCGTGCGCGCCGTGTCGCTGGTTTCTTCTGAGCGTGGCCGGGCTGTCAAGTTCCAGTTGTCGGAAGGAAGCGCGGCGTTGACCGTCAACAATCCGGACGCCGGGACCGCCCATGCCGATGTTGCATGCTCCTATGAAAGCGACCCGCTCGAAATCGGTTTCAATGGCTCATACTTCGCGGACATGATCGCGGTTGGCGCTGGCAAGGGCGAGCCGATCACGGCCAAATTCAGCGACAGCGGAAGCCCCACGCTTTTCACCGGCTCGATTGAAGGCTGGACCGGCGTTCTTATGCCGATGCGGGTCTAGTCGGCACCTCAAACCGCCACGGCCCGGGAAGTCCCGGGCGCTGCAAAACCGGACAATGCGTCGGCAACGGCGGGCGGTCCGGCCCTATCCCCTCAACTGTGAGAACCGAAAAGGAAACCGACAATGCCACCCGAAACCCACGAATACGCCTTTGACGTGAAACTCTTTGCGGCGATCCGCGTCAAGGCCACCAGCGAGGCCGAAGCCCGGCAGATGCTGAAAGATCACATTGACGCGGCGGACGCCAACCTGGGCGCATGGCCGAATGGCGATCCGATCACTTGCGAGGTTTCGCTTGATGACCCGGAGAACGACGAACTCATTGAAGTCGATGGGGAGGCAGTCTGATGGCTGATCACGTCCGCAAGTTCCTCGACGCCTCAACGGCGCATCTGTCACCGGCTGCCCGGCTCTGGGTCTCGGAAAGCGCCACGCTGAACCATGCAGTCAGCTACCACGGTTTCGGCAATGGTGCGGCAATCAGCACCTTGGGCGCAACGCTCAACGGCTGGTTCATGCACGCCCCCGCACTCCAGGAAGACGGCGGTATCGACAACGGGATCCCGGAGGATTTGCACCCGGTTATCCGCCATGCCCACGCTCACGACTGTCACTACATCCTGTTCGACAGCGACGGGCCAGAGATCGACGGCTTGCCCGTCTACGAATGGGACAACGACGACGAATAACCCGCCAATTGTGGCAACCGAGAAAGGAAAACACGATGACCAATGAAACCGAATCCCACGGCGTCGAAGTGTGGCTGTGCGCCACAATCTATGTGGATGCCGAGAGCGAGGAAGCCGCCGAGGCAATTGTCGCAGAACAGGCCGGAAGCCGCGAAAGTTCCGAGGGCCTTGAACTCGCCGCTCGTGACATCAAGCTCTACGATTTTGCCGATGGCGCGGTCATGTCGCCTCCGGTGTCGCTCTACGGCCTTGCCAGCGAGAGCAAGCTTGTGCCCACCGACGCGACCGGCAAGGTCTATGTGGTCGAGGCCGAGCATTTCAGCGTCCCGGGCCGCGCTCTGAAACTGTTCACCAGTCGTCGGGACGCAGACATCGAGGCCGCCTCCATGGTCAACATCATGCTGGGCGATCAGGGATGGGATCAGACCGCGAAGCCGAACTCATGGAGCGCCGAGATCGAACATCTCCAGGAATACCACGGCGCGGCCCACTGCTACGTCGAGATCAGCGAGCGGCTGATCGAAGGAGGCACACCCGACCCGGTGCGCGATGCAGCGGACGATATCCTCAAGGAACGTGAGCGAATTGCCAAGGCGCTTGATGATGAAGCTGATTGCACAGGCTGCGATGAAGACGCTGTCGTCGTGCGTGATTGCGCTCGGCTGGTACGGGCAGACTTCTCGTACGACGAGGCAGAGCGGATTGCCCGAATTGAAGATGCGGCCCAAGCCATGCTCGACGCCCTGAAGGAAGCAGAGGACCGTCTCGCCGAGGTGCTGGGGGATGATCCCGAAGCCTCGATGTTCGAGACAGCGCTCGAACAGGTACGGGCGGCAATTGCCAAGGCGGAAGGCGGTGCAGCACCGACACCCGCCGATACCGTTGTCCTCGCAATTGATCCCGCCAAGAGTCCTGGCGTTGCCCTGATGAAAAACGGGGTGATTGTTTCACACCATTGGGACAGTCACACCGAATTGCCGGTCGAAGACTGGCAGACCGAGGTTGCCAACGGCGACACCCGCCAGAGCTACCAGGAATGGGTCGCGTCAAAGGTCAACGGCGCGGAAGGCGGTGCAGCATGAGAGCCAAGCGCAAGCAGATCACCATGTCTGTCACGATTTCCGCTCCGGCCTGGATGACAGCCGCCCAGGCCCGCCGTGAGGTCCGGACCCTGATCAATGACCAGTCTGGCTACATGAGCCACGGGCCGGATTTTGCAGACCCGGCCATCAAGGCGCGGGCCGTCCAGCCTATCCGCAAGGACGGCATGCTTGGCTCTCGAACAGGCCGAGCACTGGCTCCAAGCCGAGGCCGACAGCCCCGAGCCGGGCGCGACCCGGCCCGACGAAATCCTGCGGGTAATCCGCGATGCAATCCAGAAAGCGAAAGGAGAGCGGGTATGAACACCATGAAAGCAGACAGGAACCTTCCAGTCGGTATTTTCCCGTCGAACGAACCTTACGGCGAAGGCAATGGATGGGACGATTGCGCTGAGCATGAAGCCACACAATGGCAGGTGTTCACCGAAGGCCCGTTCGGCGAGTTGGTTGGGTCTTTCGACAGCCGGGAGAAGGCCGAGGCGTTCGTCGCAGAATGGAAGGGCCAGTAATGACCCCCACACCATCCGCCCGCGACCCACCAGGTCGATAGCCGCCACCCGATCAACCAGAACAGGAGAACACAGCCATGAATTACGCAATCGGCGTTATCACCGCGATTTTGGAAATGCGCGGATCGCTCAAGCTGTCCCGCACGCTCTACAAATTCGCCCCGAATATCGGCCGCCGGATGGACGGTTACGACGCCGCCTATTCGATCCTTCACGGGATCTGAGTGCAGCCTGCCACCATGAAAAGGAGGTAGAACTTGACGCGATCTGAACATATTGAGTGGTGCAAGGCGCGCGCCCTCGAATACATCAACATCGGCGACCTGCAGAGTGCCTATACATCGATGGTAAGCGACCTCGGCAAGCACCCGGAGACCGAAGCCCATCCCGCTATCATGCTTGGCATGGGCTTGATGATGAGCGGGCAATTGAGCACACCAGAAGCGATGAAGCATTTCATCAACGGCTTTGGCTGAACTCCACAACCCACCATTGACCGGTGAGCCGTCGCCCGGAATCAATGATCAGAACCACCGCAATCGTGCAAACCATGAAAGGAACCACTATGGTCACCCGCTACAAATACGCCCGGATGACGGGCAAGGACATGTCGGAAGACTTGAGCGCCCTTGGGATCACAGCCGGGCAACTCTCCAGGATCTCCGGGGCGCGCTATGAGAACGTTCTGTTATGGCTGGAAGATGTAAAGGACATCCCGCCGCACATTCCGGTTCTGTTGGCACTTCTGAAGCTTCCTGGCGGGCTCGAAACAGCCTTCGATGTCGTCAATTTCTATATCGAGGAGAATTCGGCATGAGCGCCCTCACCTTTCAACGGAAGCGCGTTCGGGGCGGGATCGTTCTTATCGAGATCGATGGTAGGTTCGCCGGGGAAATCGCGACATGTAAATGGGGCTATGCTCTGCGCCTGCCAGGGGTCTATTGGAGTCCATCAACTGGTGGGCCTGCGCGATCCGGCTGGACGCAGAAGGGGTTCAGGCGCCAGAAGGCCGCCATCGCTTTCGTCAAGGGAATGAACCAGGTGATCTTGGAGAAATCCGCCGCGTTCGCCGCTAAGCACAACATGGTGATGGCATGACCGGCTGGCGCAACAACGCGCTCGGACTTCAGCGCTGGGAGGTGATGTCCGCCCATGAAGTCAGGCTTCACGCCACCGAGGCCATCGCCGATCTGATGCGGCACGGCCGGACGTTCACCGACGCCAAGGCAGAGATCGGAAAACGGGCGCGGTTGGTCTACAGATTCAGCCGGCCGGAGCTTTTCGAGGGATACATGCGGATGGTGGAGGAGGTAAAGTTCTCCGACATGCCGAAAGATATTGGGCGCGGTGTCGATGCGGAATTCCTCGACCAGGTCGAGCGCCAGCAAGGCAAGCCATTGGGCCGGATTAACAGGCTGCTCTGGCGCTGGTTTGGCGTTTTTCTATGAGGGCGGCCTGTCCATACGGAACCGCTGCGTCTTACCGGCCAGGCGGGCTGCAGTAAACCATTCCGCGGCCTGCGGCCAACGCTGCACCAGCTCCACCTCTGACACCTCCGCCTTCGTATGCCGCCTGTCCAACGCCCACGCCGCAAAGTCGAGGGCCATGCGCAGATCCTGATAGACACGCTGGGCCGCCGTCTTGCCGAGGCCATGCCATGGCGCCTCATTCCGGCAAATCACTGCCTCAAGGAGTTGCGTGCATGTCGGGGGGATTTCCCGCCGCAAATCCTGGATCACCATCATGCAGGTCAGTTTGCTGTTGCCGACAAAGCGCGGACCGGATGACCCGCCGGGGACGGATTCGTAATCGGGGCTCCTCAGTGGCGTCAGTTCCGCCTTTTCAAACAGATCCGCCAACCTGGCTGCAGTGTTGGCTCTGGTCCGGCCTTCCGCCCATGCGATTTCGATTGCCTTGTCGGTGCGAGGGCCTTCAATGCGTGAATTATGGTGGCTCCCGTTGATGAACCACTGCATGGCATCGGCCGCGTTGTTTCTGTAACTTGCTATCCCAGCGTTTCCGTACTTCTCGATCTCGACCGGCCGCCCATCTATCTCCATGACCAATTTTGTGGACTTCTGCTTCTTTCCTGTTTTTTTCTTGGCCACCTTCTTCGTGCGTGCAGTGTCGATCGGATCAGAAAAATGCCGCCTCACCATCGCATAAAATCGCTCCCTGACCTGCTCAAAGTCAGGATCTCCGGCACGGTATGTCATCAGGATTTCACCGTGAAGAACTGGTCAGGCAGGCCCTTCTGGCCATGGCTGTAATCGAGGCGATTGGCTTTGAGGCGATCAAGGAGCCGCTGCCGGACCTGCGCGGGTTTATCCTTACTGAACCCTGTCTGGGCAATCTGCGCCCACACTGCTTTCCTCGACATCGGGACGCCATAGTGCGCCATGACAGTTGCGACCTCGGAATGGGTCAGGCCGTGAAGAATAAGCACAGAGATCATAAACCGCTGCCGCTCGCTGTATTTTTTGGGTCGACCGCGCATCAGGATTCCTCTTTGATGATAGAGGCCACCATGCCGGCGATCCCCTCCGGCTTTCCAGCATGATCCGTCATTAGCGATTTCAGGATTATGTCTGCCGAACACCCGTATTGAAGCAACAGGGAAATCAGGACCGCCGTATCCCTGGCCGCGACATCAATGGGCGTCCCCTCTTTCTGGGTCGATAGAAAGACCTCACCAACCCGGCCATCATCATAGTAGCCAAGAGAAACCGACATTCTGACCCCTGAGAACGTGATGTCGAAGGTCTCGCTGGCGCGTCTGTTTGTGAGTTGATCCCGGCTCATGAGCGTCCCCTGATGACTGTAACCTGTTTTTTCCCAGGCCGATAAATCGACGTCTTGGCTTGGACATCTGCTCGATTGGATTTCAGCCATGCCTCGGCTTCACTCCTGAGCTTGTCAGCCACCTTTTCCGGGTCAACTGGTAGCGTGGCGCGGATTTCGGGCTCCAGAGAACGAAGGAACCTGTCCTTCCCTGCCTTCATCGCCTCGCGGGAGTTCGGGAAGATCTTCACCTCCCCATTCTCTCGGATGATGCGCCATGAATGCTGGCCAACGGGCAGCCATTCGGATGAATATCCGCCCTTGAAGTGCCGGGCTCGCCATGGATCAGCCATCGAAACCATCGAATCCTTCAAATGTGGGCGCCGCGTCTTCCGTCAGGGATTTGAAGCGGGTGAACTCCGCATCGAAACCGATGGTGGGGGACTTGCCAGGCTCCCCCCGACGGCGCTTGTGGTTAATGATGATGGCCTTCCCCAAGGATTCCTCCAGCTTCTGAAGCATGACTTGCTTCTTGGTGAGTTCACCTTCTTTGACGCGCTCTGGTGGCATGGTCGGCAGCATTTCCCTGAACAAGGGTTCCGGCCGGTAGAGACTGAACCAAACATCCAGGGATTGCTTGATGCTGCCGCCGCCATACGCATCCCCCATCACCGGGCGAAATGCGGTGTAAGCTCCGCTTGATTGCCAGCGCCGTTTCCAGTCGTCGTTTCTCTGGATCAGGATGACAATGGCGACGTTCAGAGATTTGGCCAGCGCCTTCAGGCCACGGTAAAGAGCGTTGACGCGCTCCGCGAACATATCCTTCGGATTCGGAAGCGTTATCATCTTGGCGTGGTCGATGACGATGAGGTCCAACCCTTGGGATTTCACCATGGTCTCAGCCTTGATCCGGATATCGGACAACGTACATTCACCGAACCCGACGATGAAAAAGGGAAGCCCGGTGGACGTCACCATTTCACGCTCAAGATCATCCTGTTCCTTGGTGTTCAGTGTGTAGTCGTCGATCCGGGCCATATTGACTTTGGATTGCTGGGCCGCGGCCTGTAGAGCGGCTTCCTCTTCTGTGATTTCGATCGAGAAGAACGCGCTCTTGAAGTTAAGTGATGCCGCGTATCTGCACTGTGTCAGACTGAATGAGGTTTTCCCGCCGCCACTGTCGCTCATCAACCCAATCAGGTTCCCTCGACGTATCGCGCCAAGCGCATCATTGATTTCCGGCAGGAACCACGGAATACGGTAGGCTTGGTCACTGCTCGAACTCGCAGCCTTGTTCACTGCCCTTGGAAGGATCACACCATACTTGATCGAGCCGAGTCTCTCGTTGCCTTCCTGGGCAATCCGGGTCAGGTCATTTGATATCGCCCCGATAATCTTTTCGGGGTTCATGTCGACCGGCATATTTCGAGCAAGGTTCCCGAGATCTTCAGCCGTGGCGATGAGTTGGCGCCGGGCCCAAGATTCCATGATGGCCCGGCCGTAGTCGTAGGCATTGATCACGGTGACGGCTTCAGCCGCAAGCCGCGCCAGATAGTACGATACAGGGTATTCGCCAATCTTCTGATCAATGTTCAAATACGGCTTGACCGTGACCGGGTTTACCGCTCTTCCCTCAGAAATCATGGTCGCCGCGATATCGAAGATTTCCCGGTGGATAGGCTCGCCGAAATGCAGTGGCTTCAGGAAGCCGGCCACCGTCCAATAGGCCGAATTGTTTATGAAGATAGCGCCAAGCAACGCCTGCTCTGCTTCCATCGCATCCGGCAATGCCGGCTTGATCTCGCGAGGTGGAGCGTTCATGCCGCCTTCGCCTTCAGCATCTTATAGTTCTGCGATGTTTCAGCCCATAGCGCGATCATAACCGCCTCGGCTTGGTCTTCATTCTTCACCGGGATCCGGAGTTGAGCACACATCGCCCGCGCCTTGGCCTTGGCATCTACTCTGCTGATGTTCCCATTCTTCAGCATGGCCGCATGCCACGTCTTTGGGTTGACCGCGAAATATGGGATCTTGCGGGCTCTCGCCGCGTGTCGGATATGCCCCTGAATGTCGCGAAGGATGAGCTGGTCCGCGTTCACCGTAAGTTGCGGCGGCTTCTGGCCTGCAAGGTCCATTTTTTGCTCACGCGGGTAAGCTCGGATGATCTCCGTCGCCGCCTCCCAGACCACGAACCGTGGCTTATGCTCCTTGAAGAGTTTTTCGATTTCATCGCAGAAAATCGCCGTCTTCTCTTCAGTCGACATCTTTTTGTGAGGCCGAGATGTAAAGGAGCCGATCATCATCGAACGATGGGATGGCGGCTCATACAAGCACCATCCGGTACGGGAGATACTTTGGTCAAAGGCCAAGATGATCATGCCGCCTCCTCCGCTTCGTTGCCCCACACCGCCCAGCCTTCTCGTGCGGGGCCGCGCCGATTGAGTTCGATCTTCGGCACGTTCGGCCACATCTTTTCGATCCATTCCAAAAAGATCTCAGGCTTGGCCGAGTGTTCGCCGGATGCTGCAACCACGGCTTCGCCCTCGAGCCACGATGGCAACTGGTCCCCCATCGCGGGAGCGACCGGATTCCCGCGGGTCGCAATCAGCAAGACCTCATGTTTCCCACGGGTCCAATAGCCGGTGATGATCTTCTCTTTCAGCCAGGCGAAGGATGAGACATATCTGGCCCGCGACTTGTCGGGTTCGAGAAACCCGGTTTCAACATTGCGGTTGATGAGCGCGAACCCCCATGCATCAAGGACACAAATTCCTTCGACCAGCATCGAAACCGGAATCCAGAGAAAACAGATCGCGTCCTTGGCGGCGATGGACCCGATATCGCGCTGCATGATCGTGAGAAGGTCGCTGGTCGGGTAATGGTTGGCGGCCGCTCGATCCATCCCGGTCTCTTCGGAATAGACGTCAAATTTCCATTCCGGGTCGGCAACGATCACGCCAAACTTGCCATCCGGCAGCGCACGGATCTTCTCGGCAAGGATCGTTTCCCGCTCTCCGCGCCTCACTTTCTTTTCTGCCTGTCTTTCCGACCTGATCACCTTTACAGCCGGGCTTATGACGCGCTTCAGCGCAGCACGTGTGGGCTCGTCGCCGCGATCAAGAATCTCGGCCAGAGCGTCCTTGACCGCATCCGGGTTTGCTGCAATCGCGTCCCTGATTTGACGGGCATCCATGATCTCCTTACCGGAGACCCCGATCTCAGCAGCCGTCGGCAAAGTATTCCCGTCCGGAATAGTTTTCGGACGCCCTTTGGCGATCTCTCCACGGTCTTGGGCGCCATCATATTCATCGGCAAGTCTGCGTTTCGCGCTGGCCTCAATTTCGAGCGCGTCGGCTTGAGCGCGATGGGCAGCAGCAACAACCTTGTCCGCAGCGCCCTTCGCTTTCGCAAATCGGGCAGCCAACTTCGCGGCATCATAAGCGACCCCGGCCATACCCTTTGCGTCCAGAACATCGGCCGCCGTCTTGGCTGTCGCCAGCTTGCGGGCAGCGTCAGAGATCATGCCGGATATGGAATGCGGGGTATCTGCAACAAGTGCTGCATTTGCAGTGCCAGAGATCGGGATCTCTCCGGTCAGGAGTTTCCTCTGGCGCTCAAGTTTGGTGAGCCCATCTTTGCCGCGCTTTTTGGTGTTCCCGGCATACTTGATCGCCATTACATATTCCCCAATTCTGCACTGAGACGTGCCAGCGCTTTGTTCTGGACCTGTCGGACACGCTCTTTCGAGATGCCGTGAGTAATCCCCAGATCGGTCAGTGACGCTGTTTCATCCGCAAGAAAGCGGTCCCGGATAATCTCCGCTTCCCGTTGGTTCAAAACGCCAAGCGCGGCATCGACCCGGAGCGAGACGAAAGAGTGATCGACGACCTCATCCTGAAGTGGTGATGGATCAACAAGGAAATCATATCCGCTTCGGCCGTCCACCTCTTCATCCAGAGAGACTGTCGACGGGAACGGATTCCCGGCCATGGATTTTTTGAATTTCGGGGATGTCGGCATCCGAACAGGAAGTGACATCTTCAGCGCGAATTCAGTCATCTGAGCCTTGAGCCAGAACACGCTGTATGTTGAGAACCGGAACCCCTTTTCGGGGTCAAAACGCTTTACCGCAAGGAGAAGCCCGATATTTGCCTCGGCGCACAGATCCTCGAAATCTATCCTCGTCCAGCGGTAGCGGGCTGCGATTTTTCGCGCCAACGGGAGATGCGCCTCGATAATTCGGTGCATTGCGCGCTCATCGCCGTCGCGCCTCCATCTTGTTGCCAGATCACGCTCTTCTTCAGCGGTCAGCATTTGGATGTACCCCATCACTTCGACCCGACGAGGATCACGGTGCCGCTGGTGCCTTCCGCTGTGACGGCCACGAACATCCCGTAAAACCCAATAATCGCCAGCACCCAACAAACAGCCATGGCCCTTTTCTTTTCCGCACTCATCTTGGAACTTTCTCAGTTTGTTCGGTGGGGTGCCGGGGCCTACCAAGCCCCGGCTGTACTGAGGTGGCTTCCTCTCAGCGCCAGACCTGGCCCTTCACCTGGCGGCGCATGATGGCCTCCGGCATCAGGCGTCTTCCTGCTCGAAAGCGTCGTGGTTTGGTTCGTCTTCGGATGCATCCCCGGAATCGTCGTCACCCTTTATGAGTTCGCCGTCGCCGTCACCGAACTTGCTGGCGAGATCCTTGTTGATGAAGGCGTTGCCATCATTGAAACCACGCTGATAGGCCTGACCGGCAGGACTCTCGAGCCCGTAAGGGTTGGCCATGGGCTTACGTAACGCGCCGGCTGCGTAACCTTCCTCGTAGGCGCGCTCATCGAGAGGAGTGCGATCCTCATCGAACATGGAGAACTGACGGGCGACACCATGCCCCAGAAGTCTCGCGATCCTGATACGCCGCTCCATCGTCGCGATGACCTTCGGGGCATCTTTCTTCTCGAGTTCCTGGGCCCACTTGAAATCGGCCTTCGTCCAGCCGCCGCACTGTTCGCCGCGCCTGTAGACCGCTCCGATGTCGCTTTTCTTTCCGGCCATATCGGATTCAAGGTTGCTGATTTCCCGGAGCCCCTTGAGAAACTGCTGGTTTTCCCACTGTGTCCGCTCGTCTTGGGCGTCAAGCCCGGGCAATGAAACGACGTTGGTTTCATCGGTCTTCTTCTTCTGCGCTGCCTTAGCCATGATGGCCTCCTGTGGCGGTTACGATTTCTTTTTCAGCCTCTTGGCTTCATCTTCGAGAATCTGGATCGCGATATCTTTGAGTCCGATCTGAGAAAACCATGAGGTGTAGGTGGTGAGCGCGCCCAAGGCGTCTGAAATCGCGGGCAGCGGGCCTTGAAGGTTCGCGACGGACTGAAGCCGCGCCTGCTCTCGCTCGATCGCAAGCTTGACCCGGTTCTCATGCTCCGTGGTCAAGAAATAATCTTGGGGTTCAACTGCCATTTTGCTCCCTCGCGACCCGGCGCCGGCGGGCCCGCTTGCTTTCCGGTGTGGTGTCGACGACAGGGCCAACATCATTTGGCGACGGCTGCCTTCTGCGGTCGGTCTTCGGTGTTGGCTGGCGATCGGGCGCCGGGTTCACCATGCTTGCGAGCATCACGGCAGCAAATGCGCCAACCCCTCTTATCGGCCACATTTACGCCTCCTCTTGCGCCATCGTTCCAAGGCAAGAGCCGCCCTCTCCCACGCCCTGACGAGCGCGCTCCAAATCAGTCGCATGACGTTCTTCTCTGAGTTGATGGCGCTCGGCCCGATACTCCTGGGCTGCGGCCTCGTTTCGCTGGACCATTTCCTCGTAGGCCAGCATGAGCGGGATCATGACGTCTCCCGCGACCGATTTCATTGTCTGCCACCGATCCCAAAGCCGTTTGGTCTTCGAAATCGGGGCGCCGTACTTTTCCGCGGCCCGGTCGCGAGCTGCGCTCATTGTGTCGCCACGGCCACGGAACTCGGCCTTGGCGAGCTTTTCAAGCCAGCGAACTGTGCGCTCGGGATCGCTTAAGCCCTGGGTGTCCCGAAAGGCGCGGAGGGCATTCCTTTTGTCGCTTTCGACATTCTTCCTGCCGTACATGCTGGTCACTCCTCGATACTGTTGAAGCATCGAAGGGGCGACATCGGCCCGGCGACCACGGAAAGGAATGAAAGTTGAAGCAGTATCGCGAGCAGACCGGCCAAGATCGACAGGCGACGCTGCAGGATATGATCCAAGGTGCGAACTCATCAGGCGCCAACCTGATTGAAATCAGACCTGGTGGAGCTTCCGGACTGCCGCGCCAACGGTGTCCTTTGGCTGAGATCAGTACGAAATCTCGCCCACGCCAGCCCCGCGCCTACTGCCGCCGCTGAAATATGGGGGAGAGCATCGGTCACGCCGGCATCTCCTCGGAGACTTGCTCTTGCTCGCCGGTATTGCTGAAATCGTAGAACAGCGAGTCATCCCAATCGATGCCACGCGCTTTTGCAGCGGCCCTGATTGCCTTCTGGACAGTGAGCGTGATCTCGGACCCCGATTCCAACCGGGATACCGTTGCTTGGGTAGTGCCTATAGCAGTCGCGAATTCGCCCTGCGTGGCAATCTGAAAAAGTTGGGTCCGGATGTGCTTGATGATGTTCATGCGTAAACGAATAACCGCATACGTATTATCCTGTCAAGCGAGTTATGCGTCTGCGTGTTTGACTATGACGCAAAACCTCCACTTACAAGCTCGAAATCATGAAGAGTACCGCCCCGACAAACGCTGAGATAATCAAGGCTCTCGAAGAGTCTGGCTGGACCCAAAGCCAGATTGCGACTGCTATTGTCGACAGAGGTCAGAACACCACACAGGCGACGATATCGCGTATCAAGAAGGGCGCTAAAACGAATTCAGATCTCTCCAATGCACTTCGTGACCTGGCAGTTGAACAGGGTGTATTGCCTGATCAAGGGCCGCGGGCTGCAGCGCCTTATGTCGATTTTATCGATGAGATCGATGTCCGGGCCGGAATGGGGGGTGGCGGCATATCCATCATAGAGAATGAAACCGTCAACGGTATTCAGATCTCATCCGAATCTGTCCGCGACCACTGGCGTTTGCCCGGGTACATGCTGAACCGGCTCAATGCGCGCGCATCCCACATCAAAGCTTTCCCATGCCAAGGCGACTCGATGGCGCCGACTATCATGGATGGCGATGTCGTTTTCGCCGACACCCGGCATCAAGTCCCATCTCCGCCTGGCGTGTATGTTATGGCTGACGAATTCGGAGGCGTTGTCATCAAGCGCGTCGAGGTTATCTCAAGGCCGAGCGATGAAATCGTCACAGTCCGGATCTCAAGCGACAATCCCAATCATCGCGATCGTGAAATGTCCCTGACAGAAATCCATATCATCGGAAGATATGTCGGCCGGTTCACAACCTGAGGAGAACTGAAATGATAGCTACAATTCTGCTCGCAATTCTGGCTGTCTTGCTGTTCGGCTCATCTGCAGTCATCGGTTTTCTCGGAGCTGTTCTCGGATTTGTCGTTGCGGTCGCGGCGCTCGCTGGCGCGGCGATCGTCTTCTCGCTTGAGCCGGTCACAGTGGTTTTGTGGGCGGCCGGCATACTCGCTGCACTCATGGTTGCAGGAAAACTGGCCGATAGCCGATACACGGCAACATTGGGCGGGAAACAGGCCCGATCGGATTACGAAAAATTGCTCGCGGATGCTGAGAAACGCATCAAGTCTCGAGACAAATGATCAGATTTGAGTGAATCATTCCATCTGAAATCTCAATCCTGTTATCTCTGATTTCTACCTTCTTTTTCAATCCTTGAACCGGAGTGAGGGAGGGAGCGGAGGCAAAGCTCCCCCTACCCCACAGGACGAGCCCTGCAAGGCGGGGAAGCGTTGCCACGACTTGAACCGTCGGTCGGTCGGTCGCTTTGGCAGGACGCCTCTCGGCAATCCGTCCTCACTTTCAGGCAGCGCGGTAGGACTTTCGCTCCCCACGCCTGCGGCTGCACCTGCACCGGAGTTGCACCGGGTCGCCGCTTGATCCTGAATGATGGTTTGGCTTGCACTAGGGGCGGGTTCTGGTATTGTTCGCCCACTGGAAAAGGTCGCCAAACCCAGTTCATCCAGTCACGCCCCCGGCCGTCGCGAAACGGTGCGGGGGTTTTCTTTTGTGCGCCACACCCAGCCATATCGTCAATACGGAAAAAAATATATCCGCATACGTATTGACGTTTATTCGCAAACGAATTACCGTTTTCCATATCGACAGACCAGTAACGACGGCGTCCGCCCGATCTGGTCGGACTCGAGGGAAAAGGAAATCAGATGCGTTTTACGATCAATGGAGGGCGTTATGTGAACCGCAGCGCGGAGCGCGCCAAACCAAACACTCTCCCGCGTTCTGCTCACCCCCTCCCGGCAGACGCGCAGCCCGAGATGACCTTTTCTCCTCACAAGGTTGTCTCGGGCATCCCGATCCGACACCAACCAACCTATTACCTCACCGAGGAAGCTTGCCAGAGGCGGATCTCCGCGCTGATCGACAGGATCGCGCGTGACGGCCTGAAGCCCGGCGAAGCCGTCCCGAATGCGATTCTGGCCGCAGCCGACATCCGGCGCGGAGAATTGCGGGGGGCGGCATGATTGGCTTTTTTCAGTTCGCGCTCTCCGGTTTTTGGACCTTCTTGGGTGTCCTGATTCTCACAAGCGTTATCGTGAAGTCTGCGGTCATATTGATACTTGGCGTCGTGAGCCTTGCCCGGGGTATTCCAGTCAAAATTTACCGGTCAGAACAGACGCGCGATGATGTTCTTGGCATAGTGAAAAAGGCGATGGACGACGGCGATCTCGACGCATCCCTGTCTCGCGTTAATCACCGGAATAAAATGCGGAGAGGGGCATGAAGCCGGACCTCACGCTATTCGCCGATGCGTCGGTAAACCCGAAGACCGAAAAATCTGGTTGGGGTTTTTGGATCAAAGGCGACGGGCGAAACAGCATGCACGCAGGCGGTCCTTTGCGTGGATATGACCGCAACACGTCAGTAGCTGAGCTTCAGGCAATCGCAAACGGTCTCTCGTGTGCGTCCGCGGCCCATTACATCTGCTCGTCCGACGTGTCGATAATGATCCAGTGCGACAACTCTGAGGCGCTGGGCTGTTTGATGAAAGCGCGCCCATCAATCACCGAGCGTAGACACAGTGATGGAGCGCCGGTTCCGAGGCGACGCCGCAGAATGTCTGAGCCGCAGGAGGCCGCGGTCGACCACATCCTGACTATTGCTGATTCACACAATTTGGAGATCAGCGTTCGCCATGTTCGCGGGCATAAGGAAGGTGCCGGGAGAAGTTGGGTGAACCGCTTGTGCGACAGGCTCGCGAAGAATGGCAGGCGTGAGGCTGAACAAGTTGCCGCTGCATAGCACTGATTGAACCGAACCCCCTGGAGAATGACAATGACGGAACAATCCATTGGCCAGTTGGCTATACCTCTCGTCGATCGCTGGACGTGGTGGCAAAACGCGTTGAAAGGTGAGTTCGGCTCCATCCATGATGGTGATCCGCAGCAGGGATATTATCGGGTTCGGCCCAAGGGCGGGCAGTGGGAGCCTGTCGCGATTTACTATCCCGACGATTCCGATCAGATCGTTGCCTATCGGAATGGCAGGGAAATTGCTGCAGACGATATCTGGACGTGGTGCTGCCGTAACCCGATTACTTTTGAGGCCTACGAAAAAGCAATGGCCGGCGGCGGCTTCGACGATGAGCCGGCCCCGGTCCGCGGCGTCGGCGATAATTCCGGTGAAGTCGACCCATTCGACGCCTTGAGAATCGAATACCTCGGAGAGGTCGAACAGATCGCCGAGTTCATGAAGAAGCCGGTAAAAACCCAAGCTGAAGCCGACAAGCTCGCGGTTTGGAAGGATCGGCTGAGCAGGATCAAGTCCCGTGCCGTTGCCCTTCACAAGGTCGAGAAGGCGCCGCACCTGGAAGCCGGCCGGCAGGTCGACAATAAATGGCGGGAACTCAAGGAGGAGCCGGACACCTACATCGAAAAGGTGCGCCTTCATGTGAAGCCATTTTTCGAAGAGCTGAGGCGAGCCGAAGAGGAGCGCCAGCGCAAGGCGCGTGAAGCAGCAGCCGAGGCGCAGCGGAGAGCTGATGAGGCCGCGGCCAAAGCCAATCAAACCGACGACAATCAAGACGCCGTGCAGCGCGAGGCAGCAAAGCAGGCCGCTGAAGAGGCTGCAGCACAAGCGCGCCAGGCCGAAAAGGATGCCGCGGCCCGCAAGGTCACTGTCGGCCGCACCGGAGCCCGCATGGGCTACCGCAAGCAGACCGTTGGCAAGATCACCGACTACAAGGCGTTCACCGCCGCGTTGGTCGACATCGAACACAAGGACTTCATGGAGTTTGCCGACACCCTCGCCAATCGAGCGGCGAAGGCCGGCATGAAACTCGACGGAATGGAGATCCGCGAAGAGGAGGTCATCCGATGACTGTCGCCGTCTGCCGTTTCCCCGGGTCCACGAGGGAATACCACTATTTCTGCGATGCCACCGTAAAGGCTGGCGCCAAGGCTTATGTCGAAACCAGACGCGGGAAGGCCGAGGTCGAGGTTGTCGATATCATCGACAGTTCCGATCGCGCGACGGCGTGGCTTCTTGGTGCCGGCACTCCGAAGGATGGTGAGCGAACCAACCCGTTCTGAACCCACCCCAATTCATTCCGAGGATACAATGAATCAGATCGCCACCCGAGAACAAAGGCCGATGCTGTTGGCCAGCATGGCTGAAAAAGCCGGGCTTCAACCCCAGGAGTTTGCGAACACCGTCCGCGCCACATGCGGCATGGTGAAAGCCACAGCAGAGGAATTCGCCGCATTCCTTTTGGTCGCGCGGGAATACAACCTGAACCCCCTTACGAAGGAGATCTATGCTTTCCCGGCGAAGGGTGGCGGCATTGTCCCAATCGTGTCGATCGACGGATGGGTGAATCTCGTCAATTCCCACCCGGCATGTGACGGCTTCGAATTCGATGTCGAACACGACAGCGAAGGAGAACTAGTCGCAATCACCTGCAAAATGTACCGGAATGACCGATCGCGCCCGGTGGTCGTCACCGAATACTACGAAGAGTGCAAACGCCCAACCGACCCGTGGAAAATGAAGCATCGAATGCTTCGCCACAAAGCGATGATCCAGGCCGCGCGCTACGCTTTCGGCTTCTCCGGAATCTACGATGAAGATGAAGGCGCAAGGTTTGCCGATATGCGGGACGTCACACCTACGCCGCCGACGCCACCAACGCCACCGAAGCCTCCGGCACCTCAAGAGGGTGGGCCTGCTCCAACGGAGGGTGAAGACAGCCGCAATGCGCCGATCGATGGCGACATCATTGACCCCGACACGGGTGAAGTGAGCGACGAAGAGAACGGCGATACCGCGTTCTTCGAAAGACTTGAGGCTGACATGGATGAAGCTGATGACGAGGCCTCAATCGAAGAGATCTGGACTGAAGCGGACCCGATGGCTCGCTTTGAGTCTGATGAAACCAATCAGTCGATCGCTTTGGCCATCAAGAGCAGGGCGCTGAAGCGCGTTGGTGGCAAGAAGTGAAAACGAAATCAGACGCCCCGGCATTTCGCTTCATCGTTGAACCTGGTCCAAAACTGGTTCCGGCATCCGCCTATGACGCCGAGCGCTTGGATACGTTCAAGGTCGGCCGCGTTCTCAGGTTCACGCCTGTCGAAGAGTCGGACCGCAAGGATATCAGGCGCTGGTGGGCTATTCTGAATAGAGTGGTGAAGGACGCCAACACTCCATGGCGCACCGCGGCGCAGGCTAGCGAGGCAATCAAGCTGGCTCTGGGCATCGTGGAGTACGGGAAAACCATCCATAACAACTACATGCAATGGCCGAAATCGCTCAAGGAACTTGACGATGAAGAACTCGCACAGGCCGTTCGCGATATGGGTGTCATCATTCATAGAATGACCGGCGTCGATCCGCTGGATTGGTCCCGCGAAGCCCCGGACGTAGGAGATGACGAGCCGCGGGACAACACACAGCAATCATCGGAGCCATCCGCGGTCTTGGCTCCAGATGAAGGGGGCGTGCTCGATGATACCCCCACGGACGCCGCCCCAACTCTCTCTTCGCGTCATCTTGAAACCAAGGCGGAGATCGTCGCCAAGTTCTTGGCCCTCGCCGTTCCGAAGGAGGGCACCACAGTCGTCCATTCGCGGGAATCCCTCGAGATGGCAAAAGATATGTGGAAGCAAGAAATCACATCCGGCGACTATGGTGCCGCTGAGTCCGAATTGCTCAAGCTCTTGGTCACGACAGTCAAGACTGTAGACGACGTCATCCGCGGCAGGAAGCCGTTCGATGATGCAAAAACCTATCTTGAGGGCTTGGCCCGATGAGCGGGTTTCGGATCGCGCCCCAGCCGCAACCCATCGCGACCAGATCAACAAGGCCGGTCAGATCTGGGTCCTATATGGCGTGGGTCCATAATCTGCCTTGCATCGTTACCGGGAGATCTCCGGTCGAAGCCGCCCATGTGAATTACGCAGCCCCGCTCTACGGGGCTTTTGGGCGAGGCATGGCCCAGAAGGCATCTGATCGATGGGTGTTGCCCGTCCACAAGAGCGCCCATGACGCGCAACACCGACATGGTGACGAACGGGATTGGTGGGAGACCCAGGGTATCGATCCACATCTCTCCGCCCTTGTTCTCTGGGGACTTTGGAACGAGCGCGGCGATGACGCTACCGACGCGGCGATTTCACTGATGAAGCTTGGCTTGGGGCGGATCTGATGGCCGCCACAAAAACAATTCTCCACTGGAATACTTTTCAGAAAGGTGGCGACGCATGACGATACCGCCCTACCCGCTCCAGCTTTTCGATCACCCGACTGCGATCGTCGGTACCACCGGCTCCGGCAAGACCTATGCGGCCAAAGGCGCTGTCGAGAAACTTCTCGGCGAAGGGCGCCGTGTCATCATCATCGACCCGACAGGAGCGTGGTTCGGGCTCAGATCCAGCCGCGACGGCGACGGCGACGGCTTTCCGGTCATGATCTTCGGCGGCGATCATGCTGATGTCGACATCACCCCGGACAGTGAAACCGGTAAGGCGCTGGCCTTGGAACTGGCCACTCGGGACGTCCAGGCAATCATTGACATCTCGGCGATGACCGGTGGCGAGAAGAACCGGTTCCTGACCCCGTTCCTTGAGCATCTGTATGCCAACAACAAGGCAGCACTGCACCTGATCGTGGATGAAGCCGACGAGATCGCCGCCCAGCGGCTGGCCGATGGCGAGCAACGTCTGTTCGGGATTTTCGATAAGATCGTTCGCCGCGGCCGGATCAAGGGCTTCCGACCACTCATGATCACCCAGCGGCCGGCGGTCATCCACAAGAACGTCCTGTCGCAGATCGGAACGCTGATCGCGCTCAAACTCACCAGCCCGCAGGATCGCAAGGCTGTTGAGGATTGGGTAAAGGGCAATGCCGATGCCGACCAGGCCAAGGAGGTGATGACCTCCCTTCCCCGTCTCTCCCGGGGAGAGGGGTGGATCTGGTCGCCGGCTGACGATGTTCTTGAGCGCATCACGTTCCCTGAGATCACCACATTTGACTCGAGCAGGACACCAGAGATCGGAGAAGTGGTTACGGCGCCAGCGTTGGCTGCCGTTGATGTCGCCGCGCTCCGGGATGCGTTGCGCAAGGACTCGGAAGATGAGGCCACACAAGCCGGACCGTCCGGTGGCGACCTGAAGGTGGCCGAGCAGCGCGGGTATGAGAAAGGCCTTGAGGAGGGTTACAGGCGCGGGACTTCCGCTCTCATCGAACTCATGGGGTGGACCATCGAAGAGATCGGATCCTTCAAGGCATCGATAGAGGCGAAGTTTGAAGAAATGTCCCTCGGCGAGCTTGGCCAAGAGGTCGCTCGCCGAAGAGATGCCGGGTCGCCAAGCGGTAAGGCAGCGGACTTTGATTCCGCGATCGTAGGTTCGAATCCTGCCCCGGCAACCACTGCTTCAGATCTCTCCCCAAGCGCGCGGAAGATCATTAATGCCGTCCAGGCTGTCTACCCCATGGGCATCACCCTCAAGGTGGCGGCGAAGCGAGCCGGCCTTTCGTCCCGCTCAAGCGCTTATCGGAAGCACATAGCGGATGCTGGATCCTCGCCCCTCATCACCGACCGAGGCGATGGGCGCTTTGTGGCTTTGCAGGAACACATGCCCGATGGACCGATCCATGTCGTTGGGCTGGAGGCCTTCAAGGCAAAGCTCCCGCCCAGCTACGCCAACATGCTGAGCACCATCGAGGCGGCGAACGGACGTCCGCTGAGCCGAGAAGAGGTCGCGGACGGCGCCGGGGTGAGTTCGACATCGTCGGGGCTCGGGTCCGGGCTCCGGGAACTCTTGGCGCTCGACCTGATCGAGCAGAGGGACGGTGGCTACGCGATTTCCAGTGATTTTCTCAAGGAGGATCTGCATTGAAAGAACTTGTCATGAAAACCGACGGCGACGTCCGGTTCCCCGGCTGCAAACTTGTTGAATACCGGACCGTTTCCGGGAAGCCCCGGATTGTCGCGGAGTGCATCATGCCCGGCGTTGAAGGGCTTCAGCACATCTACCGGCCTGACCAGTTCCGGCCGATGACCGATGCGGAGCGCCGGAAGATCGAACGCATGCGGGAGATATGGGCTGAAGGTGATACGCCGGAGCCGTCGAGCGATCGAGACGGATACCGGAAGCGATTGCTCAAGCGGCAAAAGGCTCGAGCATGGGGCGCGTTGGCGGCGGTCTGCGCTGTCATAGCGGTTCTGTCCATTGTTGGCCTCGTGTGGGTGGCGTCGTGAACCTTCGACCGATTCTCATTCTCGTCGAGCAGGCCAAGCACTGGCGCGCGCAACACAAGGCGGCAGGCAGGCAGATCGAAGCCGCTTTCTGCGCTGTTCGGATTGCTGCGCTCGAGGACGCGCTCAATGCGATGCTCAAAGCAAAAGCCGACGAGATGAAGAGAAAGACCGATGCCTGACCAACCTATCGCCACCAAAGACAAGCTGGCCGCCGAGCTTCGCAAGGTTGCCGCGATCGCTTCCCCCGCCAACGCGGCAGTCTATGAGGCCCTGGCCGCACGCGCTGAGACAGGCGAGTTCGATGACTACGCCGACGTCCACGTCTGCGGCCCTACGGCGCTCTATCAAGAACTCACCAAGGCCGGGCTTACGAAGTTCGCCAGCCGGGTCGCTGCAGGTGAGTTCGACGCCACCCAGGAAGAAAGCGAAGCATGGGCGCGATCACAGACAGACCCCGAAATTGTCGGGCTGATGAACGCCATGGGCATCGGCCCTGATCGCAGCAAGGACAACTGACATGACAGACCTCCCCATCCTCTTCTCCGCGCCCATGGTCCTCGCGCTGCTTGAAGGTCGGAAGACGCAGACCCGCAGGATCTTCCCAAACGCTGAAACTGTGAGCGAGGTTCGACGAACAGAGCAAGGCGGATGGCAGTTCGTGTTCGATAGCCGGCCTACAGGCGGATACGGGTCCGTCAAGCCGCCGCGCGCTCAAGTCGGCGGTAGGCTTTGGGTGCGCGAAGCGTGGTGCACCCACACCGCATACGACGATCTTTCACCATCGGAGATGGGTGGAGAGGAAGCCGTCCAGTATTCCGCCGACGGGGCATTGCACACACGGGGATGGCCGACGGCTGACTTCGACCCAGGTCGCAACCGCGCATCCATGCACATGCCCCGGTGGGCATCCCGCCTCACGCTCAAGGTGACCGAGGTGCGCGTCCAGCAGATCCAAGACATCTCCGAAGATGACGCCGCCGCAGAAGGTTGGCCGGCGCCGGCAGACCGGGCCAAAGAAGGGATTGCCGAGATCCGTGACGCCTACCCCATCGGCTGGTTCGCTCACTTATGGGATAGCCTCAATGCTGCCCGCGGCTTCGGCTGGGACACCAATCCATGGGTGAGCGCAACATCGTTTGAGGTGGTCAAGGGCAACATCGACGAGGTGAAGTCATGACCAAGTCCGCCCCGCCATCCGACCTCTTTAGCCAATCAATCCGACGAGGGGCCGAGTTCTCCGGGGATAACCGCCTCACCCTATACAGGGCTTGGAGCGACGAACCCCGCGCCGTGGTCATTGGGTGCAATCCTTCGACGGCAGATGCAATGAAGGAAGATCCAACGTCGCGATGGTGGAACAACTGGTTCTATCAGGCCGGGTTCGGAGGGTATGACGCGGTCAACCTCTATCCGTTCTGCACTTCCAGTCCGGCTGAGTGCAAGCGCATCGTCGACAGCATCGACCATGGCGCGTGGGATGTCCGTGACCAACTCCATTTCGTCAATCTGCCGCATGTCGTCGCCAAGGCAAAAGCCGCGTTTAAGGTGTTCGTCTGTTGGGGGAATATTGCTTGGGATCAGGCTTGGATCGAGCACGTCGTCGAAGAGATCCAGTCAGGTGAAGAGCCATGGCCATACCTGATGTGCTGGGGCACGACCAAGAGCGGCGCACCGAAGCACCCGCTGGCGCGCGGCAAGCACCGCATGGCGGCTGATGAGCCGGCGAGGATCTGGCGATGACCAAACCCGGCCGCATCCCCTGCATCAACCCGCGCTGCAAGCGCACGGCTCCGGCTGAGAAGTACGAGCCGGGCACGGAGATCATCTGCGGGAAATGCTTCAAGGCGCTGCCGGCAGAACTCCGGGATGAGCACCGCCGCTGTCGGGATGAGATCGGCAAGTGGGAGCGCCGCATCACCAGGACCAGCGACGAAACCAAGATCAAGCGCATGCACGACATTGTCGACAAGTGGGTGCTCAAGGCGGATTTCAACTGGCGGAAGATCCGAGACCACATCATCGAGCCGGAGCGGCCGGCAGGGATCGAGAACTTCCTGAGCGAGATGGGATTGAAAGACTGATGGCCTCGAAAACCAAGATCAAAGACCGGATCACCGCCGCACTGAAGGAGAACGGTGGGCGTATGCCTTATTGGAAGCTTGCTGACGCGGTGTTTCCGACAGACCAGTATCCCCGCGCATGGGAACGCCCAACCAGGGGCGGCCCTCCAGGCTGCTACATGGTGCTGAGCCGAGCGATCAGAGAGCACGGCTTTTCGATGCACTTCGGCGATGCCAAGGCTGTCGTCCACACGGTGATTGGACTCGGGAAGAACCTATGACCAGGACCAAACATGAAATGACGGAAGTGCTGGCCCTCGCTTTTGCCAGCTTCACTTCACTGGCAAAATACGCGCCAGGCCCTACGCAGAAGGAAGTCGCCACGGAGCGCGCCGGAAACTGTCTTTGGGCCTTGGGCATTGAAGAGTACGCGGGCTTCCGCGCAGTCAAGCCTGAAACGCTTGGCGAAACCATCGAGGCTGTGGCGACCCGGGTTATTGCAGATACAGGTGGAGGGCGCGAGACGTGACCCGCGATTTCGGTGCACATCTCGGCATAGGCGGCCACCATGGAACCCGGGCCCGGACTGAGGTCTGGCTCACCCCGCCGTCGCTGCTCGAGTCGCTGGGCGGTGCAATGTCGTTTGATCTGGACCCATGCGCGGCGCCTTCTCCGCGGCCTTGGCCGACCGCTCGCAATCACGTTACCTTGGAACCTCCCACGCCGAGCTTCCAAGATAGCCTACAAGATAGCCTACAAGATAACGGGCTGCTGATCCCATGGTTCGGCCGCGTCTGGCTCAACCCGCCCTACTCTGCCCACGAGATTGGTCGCTGGCTCGCTCGAATGGCCGGACACGGCTGCGGCATCGCCCTGATCTTCGCACGCACAGAGACCAGCGCTTTCGCCCGCCACGTATGGAACGCGGCCGACGCGGTTCTCTTCCTGGAGGGGCGATTGAACTTCCACCTCCCGGACGGCCGGCGCGCGGCAAAGAACGCGGGCGCTCCGTCGGTGCTGTGCGCCTATGGCGCCGACAATGCTGACTGCCTGGCCGGATGCGGACTCGAGGGGCAGTTCGTGCCGCTGCGCATCCGCGCCTTCGCCGTCGGCCCGATCGACAACGTCGGGACATGGCGAGACCTGGTCGAGGACGCCATGCGCGCGCTCGGCGGCCGGGCCAAGCTCTCAGACCTCTATCGCGCCCTTGCCGGCAGCGCCAAGGCGGCTCGGAACCAGCACTGGCAAGCCAAGATCCGGCAGCAATTGCAAGTCGGCGGCTTCGAACGCATCGAGCCGGGACTTTGGTCCGTGGAGAAAGACTGAGATGTCGGCCCCGTTCGTTCAATCGAGTGTCGAAAGATTGATCCGCGCGGCCCGGAAAGAGGGCGCTCGGATAGAAATCGACCTTGCGAGCGGACTTGCTACCATAATCCCCGATATCCACAGGCCGGAGCGGGTTGACGGCCAGAGGAGCCCTCGTCGCCAATCTCCGAAGGGCAACGACGCCCAAGATGGAGAGGAAAACTGGTGATGAGACGAGACAGACCCGGCTATCAGCCGAGGAAGAACCGCGACGGCACGACCGCGCACTACTGGAACCCACAAAGAGCCGTTACCGGCGCCCCGAAAACACTGAAGATGGTCAGGCTTCCCGACGGATTGAGCGACGAAGAAGTTGCCGCGGCCTGTCAGGAGTGGACCGAGGATCTGCGCAAGACCTTAATAGGCAAGGAAATCATGCCCGCGTTCGACGGCTCGATCAAAGCGCTCGTCGATCGGTTCATGTGGGATCAGACCTCTTCATTGCATCGCGTCAAACACTCGACAAGGATTCGGGACTATGAGCCGTCGCTGAGAGTGCTCGTAAAGAATGTCGGCAATCGTCAGATCAGCAAGCTTCGTGCATCCGATTTTCGCCGGTGGTTTGAGAAGTGGCGGGAGAGTGGACACCGCCGGGCTTCAGGTGCGGTGAAGATGCTGCGCGCGGTTCTCACCTATGGCGCCGGCGAACGCTTGCCAGGCTGTGCCGACGCCCGGGCCATCCTGTCGTCTATGCGGTTTGAGCAGCCGGCGCAGCGCCGCGCAATGATGACATATGAACAGTGCCGCGCGATTGTTGAGAAATCGGCCGAGATGGGCTGCCCCTCGCTTGGCTTCGTTCAGGCAATGCAGTTTGAAACAGGACTCCGGCGCATCGACATCATCGGTGAGTGGCTTCCTGCCGAAGACGGCCCGTTCCGTTGGCGCGGGCTCACGGTCGGCCAGATCGGGAAGGATATGATTCTCAGGCTCGAGACCAGCAAGACAGGCGCCCAGGTCGAGCGTGATCTCACAGTGCTACCGCTGGTCATGCTCGCACTCGAGTCCTATCCTCTTCCCGAAATCGGGCCGGTGGTGATCGATGAGCGCTACGGAAAGCCCTATTGGGAGAACCGATACACAGAGCTGTGGAGGGAGGTCAGGGATGCTGCAGGCGTGTCAGACACGATCTGGTCAATGGACAGCCGCGCTGGCGCTGTTACGGAAACGCACGAAGCGACCGGATCCCTTGCCGACGCCCAGCAACTCGCCACCCACAGCAGCGAGAAAATGACCAGACGCTACGCTCGCGGCAGCGGTCTGGAGCAAGCCCGGCGCGTAGCCGATGCCCGAACAAAGAAGAGGGAGAAATAGTCGTTACACAGCCTCAGTGAAACGAGTGTAACGCGCCCCTTGTAAGTCATTGAAATATTGGAGCGGGTAGCGGGAATCGAACCCGCGTATTCAGCTTGGAAGGCTCTGAGAACACTCAATGATTTCAATGGGGTCGTTACACTTTTGGACCAATTGTACGGGGCTTGAGATGCGTTTCAGTGAAACGTGGCCCTACACCAAAAGGATGCGACCAATGAAACCGTCCCAAGTCATAGCAGGACGCCGCTACATCCGACGAGACGGCAGGGTCACCGGGCCGTTGAAGCGCATGCCAACCCAGGATCCCCTGTTCTATTATGCAACCCTAGACGGGGAGCCGATGAAGAAGGCAAAATTCGTCCATGAAACCGGTTACCCGTGGGACGCTGAAAAGGGATTGATGCATCCTGAGGAATTAGTTCGGGTATTTGAGGAAACCGACGGCGGAAGTTGAAAAATTCCACAGGTCTAAGATCCACAGAAAATGGCGGCAGTGGATAACCACGCCGCCGCTGGTGTGCCAGGTCTGAGGATTGGCCTGTTTGGATCAATTTGTTGGCTTCACCAAAATGATTGCGGGCTAGTTGGACGTTTGAATTTCGCGGCAGATGTCGCCGTCGCGGTCGATTGACCAGGAGTATCGGACACCATCCCCGCAACTGTGGCGATATCGCACCGAACCATCCTTGTTTGTTTTGCGCGGCTTGGTCGCGATGCCGCACCGGGGGCATTCGCAGGCATCAAAGCTGGTCAGATCATCGGGCATTTCAGCCTCCGGCCTGTTTGGACTATGCGGCAATTGCCGTGTTGATCATCGGGATGCGGCGGTTGATCACCTCGTCGGGTTCCGGGCGTTCATCCAGCCAACGGCGAACATGATCTGGCGCCAAGCGCATCGCTACCTGCGTAGGCAGAAGGCGCTTGCCGGTGTCGACCAGTTCAGAGCCATGGCGCAGGTCAAGGATAAAAGTGAAATTGGCGGTCTTGATGTCCGGTTCGATCTCGTCGCTGATCTCAGCATCGATCCCGGCAAGCACCGCCAGCGCTTCGGCTTCCGACATCGCAGGCCAGCGGGCCAACGAAACGAAGCCGTTCTTGTCGTGATCAGCAACCGTCAATTCAATGTGCATGATGGCCTCCGGGGCTTAGTTGGACTTGATTTCGATGTTCGTCGGAGATCCGCAATCAACGCCGCGCGCTCGCGCCATGGATACCCCCAGGTAAATCTCCGAAATAGCGATCGCGGCGATAGGCGGCTCTGGCTTGCAATTGTACTTGTCGATCACGAAAGGGCAGTCCATGCCGTGAGGGCACACCGCATCGCGCTTGGGGCAAACTCTGATCATTTAAGCCTCCGGCCTCAGTTAGACTCTGTTTCGATGATGATTTCGGGGCTGGCCGGGTTGTTCATGCCAACGCCAAGATGAGGCCCGAAAGTCGCCATGAAGTCCCACGCCTGCCAGCGGGACCAACCGTCGCTGTCTTCGTCCGGTGCGCGGTACGGGTATCTCTCCCGAAGTTCTTCGGTGCCGAGTGTGCGCAGCCATCTTTCGTGGTGGATTTCACGACCGCGATCGGTAAGCTGAACCCGAATATAGTTGTTGATGTTGAAGCGCATTTCAGCCTCCGGCCTTAGTTGGATTGCAGTTTTTCAAGCCGAATGATCTCGGCCTGAAGCTTTGTGTTGAGGCGGAACATCTGGTTCAATCTCTCCGCCCGCTCATGCGCTCGGTCGAGCAGTTTCTCGACATACAATTCTGCCTCACGGCGCCCGCGCTCTGCAGCTTCGATCCGGCTATCAGGCACCGTGCAGGTGCAGGCAAACGACCCATGGACAGCACTGCCGTGACACATCGGGATCAGGATCTCGTCGCCCTGCTCGTCTTTCACCCAATAGCATCGATCTGGCACGGGACACTCCGGCGGCCTTTTCTGGATCTGTATAAAGGTGCCCGGGTTTCCACCGGGAAGAGATAGACCCGCCAGCCGCCGAACGCCTTTACCTGCGGGAGCCCTACTTCACCCGCCACGTTCAACCTGCAGCTTACAGGTATTTGTTGGACCGGGTGGCGCTATGCGCTTCACCTTGATTAAGGTTACTCTGTAAGTGCACGATTGACAACATAAACGTTTCAATTTTTCACCATATTGATTTCCAGAAAAGCACCAAGTATCATTGCCTCGACACAGAGAGGCATAGCCAAATGAAGCAGACAAGGGTTCCTGTACCGCTCACACCGGACCAGCATGAAATCATCAAGAAGGCGGCAGACGAGCTTGGCCTGACCATCTCAGCTTATATGCGGGTCGCCGCACTGGAAAAGGTAAAGCGCGATGGGTGACAGAACGAGCCTGTACCGCCACTTCGACGCCAAGGGGCAACTGCTCTATGTCGGGGTATCTCTCAGTCACGTCGCTCGGCTCGGGCAGCACCGTAGCAAGTCGGGTTGGTACTGGGATATCGCGTGGGTGGATGTGCAGCACTTTGAAACCCGTGAGCGGGCGCTGTATGCGGAAGCCATTGCGATCCGCGATGAGAAGCCATTGCACAACACGATGATACCGATCCCCCGCGATCCTGATGCCAAGCCAGCGCCGCGCGTTGTCGTGCCCTTCCGGGATCCTGTCCAGCAAGAACGGCCCCGCCGCATCGGATACGCTTGTGACTTCCCCCACGCTCTTGAGGCGCGAAAGGCAGCGCTCCGGGCAAATGGCGTGACGGAGCCGCTGCTGTTTTCGGACGTGTTCGACTTCGCCTGCGATGCCAAGCCCAACTTCGTGCGGGCGATGAAATATGCTCAGCATGAAGGGACGCTGTTCTACGTCGCAGTCCCGTTCATTATGCCCGAAGATTGCCGGCAAGAACTTGCCGAGCGCGAAGTCATCTTGCAGGTGGCAGCATGATCACGGCGCTGATCGAGGAAGTCGGCAAAGCGCAGACCAGGGCGAACACTGCCCGGTCGCGACAGATCAACGGACGCAAGTCCTGAAAGGAGAGTGGCAATGTCCAGACGTTACACCGGAGCCGCCCTATTGCTCGCACTCGGAATAGCTGAGCAATTTTTTCCGGGATGGAACGGCATGTTCGCGGAAGCCGCAGAACTTTCAACAGATGGGCAGCGGGTCGTGATGTCAATTTTCTTCACGGGTGCAATCATAATGTTCTTCGGCACATCCAACTAAGGAGCGAGGCCATGCGCCGCTGGAAGCGATCGGACATATCGGAGCGCCTGGTGCTTGAGGTCTACTCGCGTCCCTTCGAAGAGCGTTTCCCGGCCGACGAGATGCTGATGCGTGAAACGGGAGCGCCCGAGAAGGTCGTTTGGGCGGCGATGATGCGCGAGGACGATCGTGGCCATCTCGACTACGGGGTGAACCTGCGTGGTGGCTGGCTGACGAAAGAGGGGGAAGCGCGCTTGGCGTTTCTCCGCGGACCTGAATAGCAACCCCACAAAAGCGAAAAGCCCAGCAGTCCGAAGACCACGGGGCAGTTTGACCGAGTGGAGAAACCGCTGATCGGCAAATTCGTTTCGATCAACGGCCGCGTACCCCGCGGGGATGCGGGATCTGGATTGGGGCTAAACCCCTATTTCATGCCAGACTTCATGGTCTTGGCGATTTCTTCGAGCGTTTCCTGCATGTCAGATTGTCGCTTGTCGGTCGCCCGCTCTACAGCCTCGGCGATGCGCTCGAGAGCGCGCACTGTGCGCTCGGCGTGCTCCTTGTCGACAACCGATACCGGCGCAACATCAGAGGACGGCGCCGACTTCGTGTTCATGTACTTCAGCCAGGCGGTGAACAGTATTCCAATGCCGGCGACTGCTGCGGTGAGGATTTCAGGTGTCAGTTCCATTGCGCCGCTCCGAGTATTTTTTGTCAACGATGGCGGCGTCGGTGGCAGCGCGAAGAAGGTTGTGGATGTCGAGCATCAGGAGCACCGGATAGATCGCCAAACCGGTCGACCATGTGCCGGCATAGATGAATCCCGCTGAGATTTGAAACCAGAAGAAGCAAGATATGAAGGCGCCAGCCATCCGGAGGTGCGGGGATCGACGCCACAGACCATTGATGAACAGGAAGGCGATTCGCATCCCGCCTATCGCCAGGCAAACCAAGCCCCAGGCGGTTTCCGACATCATCGATGCAAACGTGTTGTAGCTCGGACTAATGTCGAACAGGTTCGGGTTGAGGGTCAGGATTATTCCCCAATTGAATAGCATCCACGAGAGAGCCCACTCCGACGCCCGGACAGGGAAGGTCTCCCTGAGGGATTGGGTAGCGTGGTGGAAAATCATTTCGGAACTCCGATGTTTGTCTTCACTTCATCGTACCATCCGGCGCACACCCGGATCTGTGAGTTTGCCCGCGAGAGTGCGCGGTCCGTCTTGACGAGTGCGGCGTCGAGCCGGTCACCCTCGTTGACACCGGATCGGTAGGTGCGTCGGCAGTCTTCGGGGTACTCCGGGAGGGACCGCCCGATCCGCTGGGCCTCTTCCGCGACAGATAGCGCGTTTTCAACCTGCTCGGCACTCGCCCTCTCCCGCTCGGATTCGATGAACCTACCGTCCGCGCAGCCGATTAAGGATGTCAGGATCAACAGCGCAATCACCGTCAACAGGGCGCGAAAGCAGATCTGCCAGGTCGTCATTTAGGATCTCGTTTTCTGTCTGGATGGCGGCCATCCGCCGTGAAAGGTTCACCCGGGCGTCGATCTCTGCCATCAGGCGTCGGTTCGCCTCAGCGGCCGCCTGCCCACGGGCAGCAGCAATCTTCTCTTCGGCCTCGAGCTTCGCCTCGAGTTCTGCGATCTTGCCGCCGGCCACCATCTCGGTGACGCGCTCGTTGACGGCTTGGCGGATGGCCGATTCCTTGTCGAAATGCAGCCAGGCAAGTGCGGCAAGGATCACACCCAGCGGCAACGGAATGGTGAAGCCAAGGGTCCGCCAAATGACCTTCACGATCGCGGCCCCCGTCATCGGCCGGGGGCCGTCGGCTTGAGGTCATCGTTGGACCCGGTCGATGGGTAGGCCGAATCCTGCTCCGGTGGAACGATGCCTTCCGGCCACCCCGGCGGCACGGCTTCAACGCGATCGGCTTTCACCTTGTCGAACTCGAGCTTGTAGGCCGCGCCAAGCAATCCGAGTACCGTGGGCCAGATGACCACCAGCACCGCCGTCATGGCGCTCACCATCTCCACGCCCAGCCACATGGCGGCGAAGGTCATCAGCACGGCGGATGCAAACGCCAACCACGCCGCCTCGCGCTTCCCACTCTTGCCGGCGATACGGGGGGCAACCCCGAGGAACCTGAGAATATGAACGAGCATCAGCGCGTCCCCGCGAGGCTGCCACTGTTGCCCCTCTCGTCGAGGGACGGATAGCTTTTCTTTGGGAATGTCGACGGCCACCGGAACGCGATGAACTTGCTCAGTGGGAACCACGACAATGTGATAGCGTCGGACTGGTTGCCGCCCAGCAACAGGACACGCCGACGGTTCGCGTCATAAGCAGCAACAATGCCGACATGACCGGCCCGGGCAGACCACCTGATCACACCGATAGCCCCGACGTCGCTGGCACTTGCCGCGACACCAAACCTTGCCCATGCCTGAGCCCAGAAGGGGTTATCCGGCACAGGCTCATCTGGAAGTGTCTTCACGATCGCGGTCTCGACAGCGTCACCGCACCATGGCAGCTTCGCCGGATTGCCGAGATACTTTCCGATCCGAAGCCACTTCGAGAGCGTGGAGTTGTTTCGCCCTTCGTGGAGCCCCTTTCGGCGGTACATCTCTGCCATCCATGGCGGCATGCGTTCGGCGGGCGCGGGTGCCACCGGGCGGGTTTCTCCGGCCGGGTTTGCCCTTAGTGCTGCAACGGTTGCCGCATCGCCCATGCCGCTTGGTTTGAGCCCTGCGGCGCGCTGAAACGATACAAGCGCCGCCCTGCTCTTCGTTCCGAATGCGCCGCCGATAGGCCCGACTGGATAGCCGTGCGCCGTCAGCCGGCTTTGAAGCCAGTGTTCGAAGTCCATAACAATTTCCTTATGGTTGGTGCTGATAAACCCTGCGGGCGATCAACCCCGGCCGGCGCGGATCGCCTCGGCGGCGTCGAACACGGCAGAGAGATCGATATCGAGCGCGGTCGCAATCGCTTTGACGTCCGCGTCCTGGTCGTTGAACTCAGTCGCGGTGTTGAATAGCTCGAGCTTCACCGGATCGGTGATTGCGGCTCTCACAGTGTCGATCAGTTCCATTTCTATCAGGGCGGACCTGAAGTAAGCGCCAGCGATGCGGCGAGAACCGCCATCGACCGAAGCTGTCAGTTCCGCGATCCGGGACTCGGCGGCTTCAAGCGCGCTGACCGCATCGTCGCGCTCCGTCTGCAACCGCGTGATCTGGGCAATCATCTCTGCCGAGTTCGCACCGATCAGCCCCGCGATGTCGTCAGGGTCGATGGCAATGGCCGGCATTTCCCGTTCGCTGATGACGGTTTCACCGTCCATCAGCCGCTCGAGGCTTACCTGGTGGGCGCCGCGCACGCTGCCGTCCGGGTTCAGCCGGAGCATGATCTCATAAAGGTGGTCGTCTTTCGTGATGGTCATGGGAGATGTCCTTAGCTGATGATTGCCCGGTCGGAGGCCCGACGCCAGTTCGTGCCATCCGAAAACGCCGGAGTGGCGCCACCCGCCTCATTGGTGACGTAGATCATGGTCCCGGCGCCAACCGAGGAGGCCGACGGCACGGTGCCGACTGTGTAGGAACCGCATCGAATGGCGCCATTGACGTCGAGTTCGCAGGTCGCCGCGGTCTTGCGAATCCCCACCTTGCCGCCCGCTGGCTGC